ATGAAGATCAGATGATTGTCGGGCTATTAATCCATGACGACCCAGGGCAACCCGATGACAACCCACACGTTATTGGCTGCCTGTATGGTGAAGCAGACGTTACGGCAACAGGGATTGCTGGTACCAATTGTGAGACAACCCCGTTTACCGATAGCATCCCAGATACGTGCGGCGGCGTAAGTATTTGGGGTGTTCAGGGAGTATTACAAGCGGCGAGCGAGGAACCTGTACCTGATGACGACGAGGTAATTGATGACCCTCCGATAACGCTTGATGGCATTGCCTACGTGCAGGCCGTAACGATGCCAGGATATACGGGCGATAACCGAGGTGAGCCGTTGCCAGGGGATCGTAGTGCCTGGAAGACCGACACTGAGCCACACGGCCAGTTACATGCTCAGGATATAACCCATGAAGAGGCAAAGTACCACCTACCCTACTGGGATGCGGCTAACGGCGAAGCGCCGATATTCAATAGTACTACAGGATTCTGGGAACCTGCCGACGTGCTCACGCCCGCTGAACACACAGCCATTGGCGACGGGGCGCCTCATCACGCGGAGGTGACGTTGGCGGCCAGTGCAGCAGTGTTGATGGATTTGGCGGGGCAAGCCATATCACTGGATGTTCAAGATGCTAAAAAGGCGTTGATGGGGCCTGTATCTGGAGCGGCGGCAGCGCCTACATTCAGGGTGTTGGCAAATACCGACCTGCCAGACCCGTTGGGCTTTGCATTGGCAGCAACACCACTCACCATCGCGGCGGGAGCAGTAACGGTTACTCGCAGTCTACATACTCTCACCAGTCAAGCTGGATTGGCCGATGACCTGGATACCATCACTGCGGCGGGTGATAGGACGTTACTTTTATTGCAGGCTACAGCAACCCATACCATCACCATCAAACACGGCACGGGGAACATATCGCTCAACGGCGCGGCGGACTTTGTATTGTCGGGGGAGAAGACATTATTATTGTTTTGGAATGGTACGAAGTGGGTTGACGTAGGAGCGGGTGGCGGAGCGCTAGCGGACCACGACCACTCAGGACATGCAGGGGATGGCGGAACATTTGACGCGGCCAATCTTACGAGTGGGGCGTCAACTGATGGACAGGTACTGACTTCGGATGGCGCAGGCGGCGCGGCATGGGAGACTCCCCCAACAGTCACGACCTATTGGGAACCCACGATTGCAGTTGTGGCTGCGGGCGACCCGCACCTTATATTCACAGGTGGCGATGATATTGTTATGGTCGAGGTGCCGATATGACGCTGCCTAATTACAACTTTGTCAGTCATAGCATAACCAATCTAGGGCATAAGGCTGTACGAGTAGAAGTGCTATCGTACATCGCAACGCTTACTGATGAGGTGATTGTAGCAAATAAGGCCTCGGCCATGTCGGTGACGCTTCCGGCTGCGACTGGCAGTGGAAAGCCTTTCACAGTTATCAATATCAACTTAGGGCTAGTTACGCTTACGCCAAACGGAGCGGATACCATTGATGGAGAAACGACACAGCCGATTAACCAGTGGGACAGCATTCAGGTTGTCGATTATGCAGCGAATAAGTGGGTGATTATATGAGTTATTTTAGGAATATCGCATTCGTCTATTCCAGCCGCGATTATCTGGTAGCGATTGCAGAAGATGAAGAGCTGGGGCATAAACGGTTCAGCAAAGTTGGCTACACGCCGACATTCGCAGTGACAGACAATGACCTCTGGAGCGCAGCGGGCGTGTATGTGTGGCCGACGGCAGCTTTGCAGTGGGCGATGGCGGCTGGCAACGCGGCGGACTTGGGTGTTAAGATCAAGGGCAACGCCGAGGGAGCGAACCAGACTATCCTGTGCGAGGCGGGCGGCACCACCACAGAGTTGAACGATGCGGACGGCGCGTTCACCGATGCCACAGCGGTTGCGATTGGCGACCTTGTGTTGGTATCGCCAAAGGGGGATGGCAGCACCGCAGCCCTGACGCCGGAGTTCGGCTACGTTACGGCGGTCGCGGCTACTAAGCTCACCTTCGCTGGCGGACTATCCAGTGGTGGGACTTGCGCGGTTGCGCGGGCATATACCGTAGTGGACAAAAGCGACGGCACAGGCACAGGTGCGCAGGTGGTTTATATCGAGTATCTTACCAGCCTGTTCGCAGAGAAAAAGATATTTGTGCTGTTAAACGGTGGTGCGCAGGTTGACTTCAAGAATGCTGCGGGTGCCGCGCTAACCGATACGTACAGGTTAAACGGACTGCGGATTATAGCGGTTGGGACTGGCGGCAAGAGCGCGGCGGCGATTGCGCTTAGGTTGCAGTCGTCTGGGATAAACTACGGCTACATCACGGCGGGATTCACACGGGCGCGTGGCGGCTTCTACACCGTGCCAGCCGGTAAGAAGCTATATGTGAACGAAATGACAGCGGCCTATGGCATGGGCGCAAAGTCTACATTGGTCGACCAGGGGCGGTTTTGGTTGCGGGCAACGCAAACACCAGGGCTGGAGTTTCCAACGCCGGGTATCTTTTATCCGTTCACCGAGATTATGTCTGACGGCGGTACGGTGATTGTCCCGTTCTTAGTGCCTCTGATGTTCAGGGCGGGCGTGGACGTGAAAATATCTGGCATGGCCTCGACTGCTGGTTCAGCGATTGCAACGTACAGAGGTTATACGGAAGTGTACCCGTGATAGGTTGCATGATGTGCGGGGATTGTTGCAGATACCTGAGCTACATCATCCCTGTTGATGAGCCTAATCAGGATTGGATACGGCTGCACGGCGCAACGATTGAGGCGCGGGGAGACAAGTTACTGGTAAAAGTGCCTGCGATCTGCGCGGCGCTGATGGATAACAAGTGTACGATATACGAAACGCGGCCAGAGGTATGCAGACGGTATAGGTGCAACAAGAGCATAGAGAATGAGGCGATGCAGGAATGAGCACGCAAATATTGCCTGATAGGAGGTTGAATGGCTAAACACAGTGACTTAGTAACGACAAATATCCATATCCCGTATGCCTTCAGCTATGCCAACGCTGGGGCTAGAACTGGGGCGGTGGGCATGGTAGCGGCGGATGTGGGCAAGTTCGCCAGGCAGACGGATGATAATTCAATCTGGATTCTGACGGCCACTACTCCAACATGGGTAGCTGTTGGCGGCGGCGGTGGTAATGTCGCCACTGATGCGATATGGGATGCTCTTGGCGATTTGGCCGCTGGAACTGGGCCTAATACGGCGGCAATCTTGACCGCTGGTGCAAACGGAGAAGTGCTGACGGCGGATGATGGAGAAGCTACTGGGTTAATATGGGCGCCTGCGGGTGGCGGTTCAACTGACATTTTAATGGTTCAGATATTCACATAGGAGAAATGAAATGGCAACATACGAGAAGGTATCGCTATCAGGCGCTGACCACGGAGTAGGTATCATGGTGCATGTAAACGTCACATTGGGTACTGTCATACACACCACTCCCAACAACACGACAGATTGGGATGAAGTATGGTTATGGGCAGTAAATACCCACACGGCCACTATATTATTAACAATTGAGTGGGGTGGGGTATCAGTTCCTGCCAACATTATAACGGTAGGTATTCCGGCACAACAGGGTCTAATCCTGGTGGTGCCTGGGCTGATACTACAAGACGCGAAGGTCGTAACAGCGTTCGCCGCTACCATTGACAAGATTTCCATCTCTGGATTTGTGAACAGGATAACCCCATAATGCCAAACATCTATAACGCATACAGAGGCAGAGACCGAAAATCTGGGGTGATAGATGATAAGGCAGTGGCAACGTGGTTTCCAGATTCGCTTTCTGGATTGGCAGTTTGGTTGGCGGCATATAAATTGATTGGTAAGAATGATAATGATGCCATAGACTCATGGACCGATGAAAGCGGGAACGGAAAGCATGCGGTACAAGCCACTGGCAACAAACAACCAATCTATAAGACCAATATCATCAATGGATTACCAATACTACGATTTGATGGTGCAAATGATGATATGGAAATGACTGGATTATCTGCCGGAAGCGATGTTACCTACTTCTTCGTGATTAAACCAGATGGTACTAGCCCAGTAGGCATATTCGACTCAGCGCCGAACACTCAATATACTTTTCGTAATATGAGTGGTGGTTATTTAGAGTGGCATAGTAACGATCCAAACGTGCCTTTACTTTTGGCTGATGTTAATGCTGTCATCTTGACGTTTATCTGTACTAGATTATCTAAGCGCCAGATAATTTACTACAAAAATGGTTCCCCTTTATCTACCTATGGCGGCGCAACTTCAGATATAATGGCGTGGTCTAATCCCAGGATAGGTTCTGTCAATCTCACTGCCGTCTTGTACGATGGAGACATGGCAGAAGTAATTATATACAATTCTGCTCTTAGCGACGCAAACCTAGCGAAAGTACATGCCTATCTAAAGAATTTATACGGAATTTAGGAGAATAATTCAATGCAACTTCACAAGCCGCTGGCCGCTAATTGGCCGGTGAGCACGTTCTATGGCGAAATCCTGTACGACGCCGAGGGCAAGCCGTACCAGCATCTAGCGATAGACTATGCCTGCCCGTCGGGAACGCCTGTGCTGGCTAGTCATTCGGGAGTGGTGAACTACGAATCTACATTATTAGGCGGCATCGTTGCGCGGGTGACGGGTGACCATTGCTACACGCGGTATTGTCATCTTATGGGTTATTGGGTTGTGAATGAGGCACAGGTGCAGGCGGGTGAACAGATAGCGGTGAGCGGAAATACGGGAACGACAGATAGTCATCTGCATTGGGCGGCGCACTGGCTTGATGGTAAAGCGTTTAATCCTACACCGTATATGGGAGGAAGCATGTCTAAAATCGCATTGCACTTTCAGGGAATGACCTCGTGGGCTGCCTCGATTGTAGCGCAATACTGGCAGTTTCCCAGGTGGGTGAAAGTAATGAATCCGCCAGTGCCAGATGCCTTTCCAGGGACGTATGTGCTCGGTCGGGCGTTTGTTCACGCCGACAATAATAACTGGGAGCAGGCTTGTGTTGCAAAGGGCGCGGCTGGTGGCGTCGAATACTTTGAGTTTATGCTGCCCTATTACGCTGCACGGCGCGGGATTGTTACGGCCTGGGAAGCGGTCAACGAGCCGATATTGCAGTCAATCCAGCAAGCCACGAACTACAGGGATTTCCTGGACTCCTGGGCGCTAAAGATGCACGGCGTGGGGCTACGGTGTTGCGGGGGCAGTATCAGCGTCGGTAATCCAGCAGTGATGAAGTATAACGCCAACAATGATGTGCTCAGGATTATCGCGCCAGCTTTATCTCGCTGCGATTACTGGTCATATCACGGTTACTGGCAGAGACCCTATGACCCAGCAGATGGCTGGTGGGCACATCGTTACCGCCTGATTGTGAACGATTGCGCTGCTATGGGGATAACGTTACCGCCGTTGATTATATCCGAGTGCGGCGCTGACATAGGCGGCGGCCACAACGACGGCTGGCGGGTGCAGTATGGCGGAGATTGGAATGCGTTTTTCACGGACATTAAGCGCTACAGCGCCGAGCTGGACAAAGATAATTACGTGGTGACTGCAACGTTCTTCACATCGGGACCCAATGACGATTGGGATATGTATGAACACGACCAGATGAACGCGGTTGCAATGGGTCAATTCGTGGTAGGCGATGTACCAGTTGAACCGCCCCATGAGGGATTGCCGATGGAAGAAACTGCTACAGATGCGAAGACGATTATTGTCAAGTGCAGGTGGTGGTTGGAGGAGTGCCAGCGCCAATACGAGTCTGGCAACATTCAGAGAGCGAACGATATTCGTCTATCACTAATCCAGTTGATGTATAGGGCAGAAAACGCCCTTTAGCTAATCCGCCGCAACGTTCAGAAAGCAGGTGCAGAATGACAGAGGATGAGAGTCGCCAGATAAAGGAAAGTCTTGGAGAAATAACCAGGACATTGTCCACAGTTCAACAGGCGGTCGCGCGATTGGAAAACCAGGTTTCCAATGAGGCTGCGTTATGTCCGTTCCGGGAAGTAATTTCACGGGCTGCCAATAACGGCGCGCGACTGGCGCTTGCGGAGACGCACGTCGATCATATTGAAGAAAAGATGCACGCTTTAGAACTACAGTTTGCGAAGGCAGGGATCATCTCGGGTGCTGCGGGTGGTGGCGTGTTTAGCGCGGTCGGGGTGGTTGTGTTCGCTATCGGTAAGGGCGCAGGTTGGTGGTGATATAGGGAGGCAATATGGAAACATTACTCGATCTACGGTCGAACGGATGGAGGGTGAAGCGAAATGACACGAAAAGTAGCAGTGGTGGTAGTAGGTGACGTAGACGGTGCCCAGATCAAGTGCACCAAGGCAGGATACGGTCTTATCGAGGTTACCTGTGACTTACCTGCCGTGGCTCGTGGAGATCGTATCGTTCCGTCGCTTGTTACTCCCTTACAGGGCACCACGAACAACGCAGCACATCCTGATTACGTAGTAGGGATTGCTGTAACGGCCAAAGCTGGTGGAGCAAGCGGTCCTGTAATAATTACGGCTTAGTCCAGCGTAGAAGTTCTTCGCGTAGCGCAGTTCCTAAGACCGCTTCAGTCATAGCTATCTTACGCTTGAGAATCTTCTCCACCAGGTCGTCGATCGTCCCGGGACAATAAAGGTTCTGGATAAGCACCTTTCCTGTTTGACCGATTCCATGTACGCGGTCCTCTGCCTGGCTTTGACGAGTAGGATTCCAATGCTTGTCGATGAAGATGACCACCTCTACTCCTGCCTCTCTTAGGTTGAGGCCTGTGCCAGCTCCTGCAATAGTTCCCAGGAGCACGCGGGCCTCTCCTCGTATCAGACGTTGCCGAGAAGCCTCCGACTCCTCGGCGGTTAGGCCTCCCCAGATAGTAGTGAAAGGTATACCCAAGCAGTCTAATCTGTTCATTAGGGCCTCAATTGTAGCTCGAAATAACGTAAAGATTATTACTTTCCCTTTGTAAGTGCTCAGAAAATCCTCAATGTAGCTAAGCTTGATACTTGTATCTTCTAATCCGAACACTCGAGGAGTGCTTAGGATCTGGCGTAATCTAGTAATCTTGGCCATAGCGCTATCGATTGTAATAATTTCGCCCTCGGGTAGCTCGATTAACATCTCTTTGGCGGCGGTTCTATAAATCCCTGCCTGTTTAGCTTCCATCTGCAAAGGTATAGTCTGGTATGTCTTTTCAAGTAGCTGGGGATATACATCAGTCTTAAGGCGTCGAATCATCATGGGCGCCAGGTCGCGCCGTAGTAGAGCCTCGTTTCTTACCCCTAGAACTTCACGACCACCAAAGCCATTCTCGCGATAACGAACGAACAGCTCGTAGAAGCGCCAGTAGGACTTATATCGATCGGGATACAGAAGGTGAAGTAGCGCCCACACCTCTGCTGGGTTGTTACCGTAAGGCGTCGCTGTGATGATAAGCTTATGAAAGCTCTTTAGTTTTTCGGCGGCCTCGTACGTTTGCGTCTGACGATTGCACAGGGTGTGGCCTTCGTCAAATACTGCCCAGTCCCAATTGATCTTGGCTAACTGAGGAACAAGTGACAGCTGTCGATAGTTTACAATAAGCCAGCCTCCTTCGAAGTTGGCCATTTGCTTATCTCGAGTCGTTGAGTCTAGTACTGTAACAGGAAGGCGTTCTCTAGACCATCGATTGTACTCAAGTTCCCACCACAATTTCAACGTGTTCAAGCAAACTACCAGCACTGTTCCATGCCGCTCAGATACCTCTAGGCCTACTATAGCCTGTAGCGTCTTGCCAAGTCCTGTGTCATCACATAACAAGACGTGGCCTAAGCGATCGATAGCGTTAACTCCGGCTCTCTGAAAAGGTAAAAGCTTGTCGGTCGCCGGGTGTACTAGCCAGCTATCTTGCTGGGCTAGGATACGCATTCTGGCCATTTCAGGCATCACCGTGTTGTCGTACCAGACTTGGGCCCTTTCGTCGAACTGCACCTTCATTGACAGAAGCAGTTCGAAGATTCTGGGTTCGGCAGGTAGAGTTACATAGTTGCTCTTCTTAGCTACCCCTTGGACTAGCTGAAGTACCTTCCAGACTTTAGCTGCCACAGTGCCATCGACAACCAGCTTGGAGGCGCCCTTAGCAGGAGTAATTAGAGTGCCGGTCATCCTGGATGCCTCCTTCGATAGGCCTCGGCATGCCTCCACGCATCTTGCACGTGCACGTTACGAATTCGTGGGTTCCTTGGTAGGAATTTGGCGACCGACGCCATCTGCTCAGCAATTGGTATTTGAGCTCGTTCAGCAAGATACTTCACAACTCCTATTACCTGCACGCTCGGAAACCAAGAACCAATCTGCGATTGTGCCTTGTGTCGATAAAGCCTGAAAGCCTCGATAACAATTATATCTGGACGCGTAGTCCAGATAATGTGATCAATCTTCTCCCACAGGTGCACCACTGTGCCAGAGATCTCGTTGGGCTTAGTGGTGTCGATAAATGCAATCCCTGTGCTTTCACCGGGATCTATGGCCAATATTTTCATGGCAGCGTTACCTTCGTCACTTCGTCTATAGCCAGTTTGAAGACCGCATACTCACCCATCGGGAACCAATGAACGCCATGTTTAGCTGACTGCCATTCGAAGGTGATGTTTCCACAGCTATCCCACTCGGCTCCGTATAATGGTGCGTACTTCTCACGCATTTCGAGGACGCAGGTAAGAAGGGTGTACTGTGGAGAGCTGTACTCTATGTGCTTATAGCCTTCAGCCCGTGCAAAGATGTCCTCGAATACTAATCTATATTTTCGTTCCATACGCTCCTTTACTTTAGCTTAACTAGGTTACCCCAACGACCGCCAATCTCTGCGGACGCCCTGAATGGAACTAACGGACCCCAGATCTCAAGGCCAGAGCGTGCCATAATAGCTACGCCCTCTCGAGCAACCTCTTCGATATGCTCTGTAGGGGCTTCTAGGAGAATAGAGTCGTGCACCGTGAGAAGAATGTGTGCTCTACCAGCGAGCTCACGATGAATAGCTATCAACGATCTCAAGGTGGTATCCGAAGCGCCCGACTGACATAGAAAATTGATTGCTTGTCTTTCCACCTCTAAAATGATATCGTCTGTTCTTAATGGAAAGCGCCTGCGTCGACCAGTCTTGGATTCCACATAACCCTGTGCACGTACCAACCTCTTGATACTCTCGGTCCATCTCACTACTCCAGGAATACGTTCGAAGTACCGTGTAATAAACTCCTCGGCTACCCGCTGCGAGAGGCCTGGTAGGTTAACATCCTTGGCAAGAGCTCGAGCTGTTCTACCGTACGGCAGGCCGAAGTTTACGGTTTTCGCGAAAAACCTTTGTCTTGATGTGTAGTTAGGACCAAAGAGCTCTACAGACGTTTCATTGTGTAGATCTCGATCTCCCTGGTACACCTCTACAAGAAATGGATCTTCAGATAATGTAGCAAGCACACGTAGCTCAGCTTGGCTGAAGTCAAGATATGCTAACGACATTCCTTCGCTGGCTATATATAGGTTCCTAATCTGACTACCGTACGGGTCGCCTTCATCAGATGGAAGGTTCTGTAAATTCGGGTCCCTTGACGATAGTCTACCTGTGACAGTGCTGAATAACATGAAGTTCGTATGTAATCTACCACTCGGATCCACACGCCGCTGTGCACCCTCGATGTAAGTTCCTAAGAGCTTCGACAAGTGACGGTGCTTGACTAAAGCTTTTAGTACGGGCTGGTCGAATCTCGTTGCCAGGATAGCTAGAGCATCCTTATCAGTAGAACGCCCTTCTATCGTGGGAAGACCAAGAATGTCAAACAGATAAGTAGCTACTTGTCTTGTCGACGCCGGATTGATACGATAGCCAACGACCTTCTCTATCTGGCTCTCTAGCTGAACAAGCTCCATGTTCCACTGTTTAGCGGTAGCTTCGGCTCGTTCTAGGTCGATCCGAATACCTCGTACTGCAACGTCGGCTAGGGCGGTAGAACCAGGTACAAGAAGCTCCTTGACTAGTCGAAGCTGTGCTGGAGCTTTACTAAGACGCTTCACCATCAGGTCAGTTAGCCTTCGTGTGTACCAACCGTCAAAGGCAGCGTATTTGTATAGAACGCCCTTAGGTAACAAGGCGTATGAGTCTGTCTTCGGCTTGGTTAGGTACTTCGTTATATCCGCTTCCCAGTCCGGGGCGTCAAATAGTCTAGCACAGAGTAGCTTTAGATCGTTCGTACCTCGCTCGTCGAGAGCATAGTGAGCGAGCTGAGTATCAAAAGAGAACACAATGTCGACACCCAACTGTGCCTTAAGAAAAGCACGATCGAACTTGGATCCATGCCCGACCCACTTAACCTTGCAGGCCTGAAGAGCTTGCGCGAATTCAGGAGTGTAGATCACCTCTTGCTGAATCACGAAGATACTCTCCACAGTACCCACCACTACGCACAAAATCTTGTCCTGGCCGTAGCGAAAGCCTGAAGTCTCGAGATCTAGAATTGCATAAGGGCTTCGTTCTGCTGCCGCAAAGGCCTTAGCAAAGTCCATAGTAGCCTCTGCCTGTGGACGCTCTTCTGCCTTTGCCTCTGCCTCAGCCTCACCGGAGACTTCTCGAGCAGCCTTTTGTAAGTCGGCTGTGAAGTCTGGGTACAGATCAGCGCCACGAAGGATAGCAGCTGGATGATACGTAGGTAAGACCTTTGTACCGAGTTCAGCTGAGTCGACGATCTTGCCGCGTCTTACTGAGATCCCTGTGATAGCGCCACCAAGGAGGGCATGAGTAGGAATGTTGCCTAAGGTCACGACGATCTTAGGCGCCTTTGCCTTGATCTCTGCCACTAGACGATCCCGACAGCACAGTGACGCAGCTTCTTTCATAGCCACGTCTGGTACGTAGCATAGACATGCATTAGTGATCCAGGCAGTGCTGGCCAGCTGGTAGGCATCCAGACAACGTCGTAGAAGCTCGCCGCTACGTCCAATAAAGACCTTGTTAAGGCGAACTTCATCGTGTCCCGGAGCCTCGCCTACAAAGACTATCGAAGCAGTTCCACTAGGACCACGAGGTGGAACTAGTGCATACGTTTTGAGAGGACACGAATCACATTTAGCGAGAGGTACTTTCTCCATTAGATCCTCCTATTGTAGCTTGAATATGTGTAGGAAGGCGTAGACAATTGCGGTAATGACACTCAAGAACACTATCATTATCGCCGTAACGATGATCATGTCAGCACAGAATCTCGCAGCCTCGAGAAGTCGTTTACGCATCTACTCCTCCTCGGTCGTCAACTGTACCACGTCTTGCTCGTCCTCTCGTAGCGTATGACCGATTCTACCAACGCAGAAGTCCTTGTACTGATCGATGTTCCACTGGATAACCGGATTCATTTGCACAGGCGTGAGGAAGTCAGCGTGGCGATGTCCCGCTACAGGAGGCGATACTGGCTCCGTCAGGCGTGGACTGTAAGTTCCTTGAATACCCCAACGTACTGGCAAGCCTGTATCCATCGAGCGTACGTAGGTTCGTGGCTGTACATACCAACCCTGCGAATACTCGTGACATTGACAGCGAGTACTAAGCCCATAAGCTTCTCGCAGGTCCCGCCAGCAGCCCAGCATGTGGTATTGTCGATTGGGATCAATGAAGCCCATGTCTTCCAGCGAGTCTAGCAGACCAACGCGGCCGCCTTGGAATAAGTCCGAATCGAACATGGAGACACCAATGATATTAACTTCTGGTACTTGTAACAACCTTAAGTAACACATCATCCAGTCTGCCACGTTAGATCCGTGTGGTACGGCTATAAGCTTAAAGTTAGGGGAGACAATCATCAAATGCTGGTATGCATCGAGACCTTTCACCGTAGCTTCATAGGAAGCCTGACCATCTCCTAGCACGTCTGGAAGGATAAACTCCTTAGCGTCCACCATCCCAGCTGCTATCGCGACCATAGAAACTGGTAAGCTTTTACCTTGTTCGACCACACCGTTATCCACACCAACGAGGACTCCTTGCCAGCTCTGTTGTTGGTAGAACTCTCGATACGCTTCGGACTCGAGAATGAGATGACTCAGGACAAGATGGTAGTTACCCTGTGCAGCGCATTGGTCTAGTAAGCTGATAGGTGAAGCAATTCCGCAAAGCATGTTATTCTCCTTCCTTCAGATCAGGCATATATATCGCACCACACATACCGTCTTCCGAGACTCTAGCTCCTGTGCAAGTCAGGTCAAGATCTAGTGCATACTCATACAAGAACTTAGCCATAGTCTCGCAGCTAGAGCCCTCATTGGCGTCCAAGAAGCTCATCAGCTGCTGTCTACACTGCTCTGCGAGTTCGAGGAACTCAATCTCTCTGTCGTTAACCACGACGATGTTTACCAAGAACACGAACTCATGCATATGAAGCTTCGACAGATATAGGTACTTCTCAGGAGCGGAGGCCCACCTGTGGAAGCCTATCCACTTTCCAACGACTTGTAGGATGATCATTTCGGTCCCTCCGTCTCCAGGCGGTGCTCCTCTTGACGACGATAGGCCCACATCATTGCGCAATAGTTCATGATATCCAGCAGTTCGTCGTCGATCTTTTCCTCGAGGCCAAAGTACTGAAGCTCGGTAGCCTCTTTACGCTGGAGCATAGAAACTAGCCGAGCGCACTTATGAAAGATCATAGTAATAAAGGACTTCTCACCAAAGCACATCTTCTCCCAGGGAAACATAGCTGCATCGCGTACTACAGAACGATTCGATACGATCTTGTGCGCCTCTTCCAAAGCCCTGTCGAAGTTAATCCAGAACATGTCCAGATCTTGTTGTCGCTTACTCATGTTTCTCCTTTCTACTGTATCTACTCATACCAACGCATTAACCACTGGTCCGGAGTACGATCGCCTTTATGATGATTACACATCCAACAGGCTGCTACTAAATTACTTGCTGTCGTGTCACCTCCTAACACTAGTGGCACTACGTGATCGATCACTCTGTAGAATCGTGCGCTGTCTTTAAGGAAAAGTCGACCACAGTAGAAGCACTTGCGCTTTCGAAGTAACTCGCCTAGCTCTTCTCGAGTTAACTTCATTACTCGGTTAGCTTGTTTAGTTCGGTACACGAGCCCACTCCATATGGTAGTCACTTTCCCTGTAGGAGTCGCACGATACTTTTTACCTTTGCTAGCAACCGCTTCAGCTGCTACGCACTTCTTACAAAGGGTCTGCTTCCTATCTTCCGCTATTTCAGAAGGTCCAAAGTCAAGCCTCATCAACTTCTTCTGACAGCGAGGACATATCTTAGATAGATACTCATCCTTCCAAGATCGCTTACATGGCATCTAACCAACTCCTTCCTGTAGCTGCGTGCACCTTCAAAGGCGCGTCCAACTTATAAGGGCTCACCATAGCTTCAGAGACTAGCTTTGTAGTCGCTTCAACCTCGTCCACAGGTACCTCGAGTAATAGCTCATCATGAACTTGTAGAACCATACGACTATGCAGACCCGAACGCTGTAGCTCTCGATCTACAGTAATCATCGCTATTTTCATAATGTCTGCAGCCATTCCTTGGATCGGCATATTTATGGCCGCTCGCTCTGCCGAGCGACGTAGACCGGGAGGCGTATTAGAGCTCGGTAACAGCTCAGGAAAATAGCGCTTACGCCCGAGCAACGTTTGCACATATCCATGAGCCCGAGCGTACTGCACTGTGTTACGAAAGTAATCTCGTACTCGAACAAAGCGTGAGAAGTAAGCCTCAATGAATTGTCTTGCCTCCTGTACGCTTCGTTCTGTACGTTCTGCTAGTCCTTGCTCGGAGATACCGTACATAAGCCCGAAATATATTCGCTTCGCTAGGGTACGCTGTGCATAAGTCACCTCCTTGAGTGGGATGTTAAAGAGCTCCGATGCGGTACTAGTATGTACGTCAACTCCTGCAGCAAAGGCAGCTAGTAACTTAGGATCCTGCGTGATGTGCGCCAAAATACGTGGCTCTATTTGCGTATAATCACAACTCAGTAGTACGTGACCTTCTGGTGCTATAAACGCACCTCTGATTCTACGGCCTAAGTCTGTGCGCGTTGGTACCTGCTGCAAGTTCGGATGGCTCGATGAAAGCCTTCCGGTACGAGTACCAGTCTGATTTAGTGAAGTATGTACACGCCCTGTGCTAGGATTAACTAGTAAGGGTAGAGCGTCGATGTAGGTAGTCATCAACTTGGATAGCTGGCGCTGTTCCAGGATAGGTCCAATGATCGAATGCTTACCCTTTAGGAATGTCAGGACTCGGATACTCGTCGAGAAGTCGCCACGATATCCCGACAGACCTAGCTCACCAAAGAGCACCTTACCTAACTGCACAGGTGAGTTGATATTAAACTTATGGCCAGCTATTTGATGGATCTGTTCTTCGGTGTTCTTTAGCTCCTGTCTCAATTCTACTCCCATCGTTCGTAGATAGGGCTGATCAATAATCATCCCATACGTCTCCATACGCTTGAGGACCTGTATTAGAGGCATCTCTATCTCATTGAACAGTCTACGTTCTGGCTCCTGCTCGACTAGAGGTTGGAGTGCCTGCATCAAGCGTAAGGTCATATCGACATCGGCGCAGGCGTAGCGAGCTACTCTAGTGGTACTAATCAGATCCATACCATAGCCAGGACCTAGAAGCTCGTCGATCGATGTCATTGTACACCCCAGGCGTCGAAGAGCCTGGTCCTTCAGGCCTAGGTGATGTGCTACTGACTCGACCAGCCATGCAGCGATCATAGTATCGAACACAGGCCCTCCTAGAGGTAGGCCATGTCTTTCGAGAATTTTCATGTCGAACTTGATATTGTGTCCGACCTTACCGATGCCCTCACTAGCTAGTACAGGCCCAAGACGAGCCTGTACTAGCTCAAGGGAAAGTTGCTGACCAAGATGTATCAGCGTACTGTGCCCGACTGGTAGATAGAACGCAGTCCCTGGCTCGCGCGATAGGGAGATGCCAACTAGCTTATCGATCATGGCATTAGTACCTGTGGTTTCGGTGTCTACAGCTAGCCCCTGTGCTCCACGTAAGTACTCGAGTAGCTGGTCCAAGGCTTGCTCAGTGTCTACTATTTGGTAGGCACCAAACCCTCGGATGTCGCTTACGTCGTTGGGCCACAAGGGCAGCTGGATATAGCCCTGGCGAGACATCTTAAGCTTATTAGGTCGCTTGGCCATGTTATCGCTCCACATCCGGAACGTAGACTAGATGGCCCTTCGACATATCTATTAGGACGCTACGCGCTGGCCAGCCGTATATGAGAATAGCATAGTCACCTTCAATACCATCGACTCCGCCAAACCCTTCATCTAGTACTTGGTATGAAACACCCTCCGGAGCAGATAGAATTATCCTTCCTTCGCTCTCTGTAGGAGGTGTAGTCGTAACGTGCACTATTCTTCGTTCAGGCCACTTGACTGGCTTACAGCTATCTCCTGGGCGAGGGCTAACATGAATGACTCCTGGCAGTTCGTGTAAATACTTATTAAGAGCGTCGCTCATTCGCTACCTCCGTAGGCTGGACTGATGAACGAGACTCATGAACTCGTTACGAACTGCTACCTTTGAGAAGCACCCACGAAAGCCACTAGTGACTGTGAGATGCCCTGGACGCTCCACTCCACGAATGGCCATGCACATGTGCTCAGCTTCGATCATTACTCCTACGCCATGCGGATGTAGCTGCTCCCACATAAACGTCGCGATCTTAGATGTTAGATCCTCTTGTATGGATAGTCGATGGGCGTAGTGGTCTACAATACGAACTATCTTACTGATACCGCACACCGATAGCCACGGTAGATAGCCTACATGAGCATAGCCTACGTACGGTAGGCAGTGGTGTGCACATATCGACGCGAACTGGATATGAGTGACAGTTACCATTCCTGGGTCGTCACCGCGTCCTACCGGGAATACTGTAAAGTCGATGGGTTCCTGCTGCTTGGATAGGAACTCGATCATAGCGTCCGCAGCTCGCACTGCTGTGTTTTTGCCACTGGGACCGCTACACATAGCGGGAATCTCTTCAATCTTGTATCCCAGAGCGTAGAGAAAGTCCTCGTAGGCCTTAATAGCTGCACCACGAGCGATACCGAGCGTTGGTTTGATTGTCATAAGTATAGCTCCTGTGGTACATCGACCTCCACCCAACAGTCAGGGGTCTCCGATATTCGTACCATTACAAGTCGAACTGGATGGTAGACTTGCATCCTTGCCCTTAGCATGGTGATAATCTCCTTAGCCATATTCTCAGCCGTTGGTGACTGAGAATGAAACTCGATGCAGTCGTTTAACAACTTATGATCGTAGTGAGCCTTTACCACCTCGAAGAGCCCCTTTAGTACACTGAAGTCTATAACCATTCCGTTCTTCAGAGGCCCTGCGACGCATACTTCGATAATGTAGTTGTGTCCATGCACGTTCCCGCAATGTGGATGACCTGGCAAAAAGTGTGCACAGCTGATAACGAAGCGCCTCCATACTCGTACCTCAGAAGCCTTTGTGTACCTTACTTCTTCCTGTTGCATCATAAGTGTTCCCAGCGAGATTGGTGTCTTTGAAGTCGACTCTGATACTTGTTCCATGTTTCTCCTTTCCTACCTTATTCCAATGAACTTATGTAACTGGACGCTCAAACGCCAGTTCTTCTTGATACACTCCTCGTAGCACAGCTTAGTAGCCGAGGAATCTTGGCTCTCGGGCTGCAAGCAGATCGTTGCGTGTCCACGAAGAATGTGCTGGAGGTGGTCAATAAGAAACTGATTTACCAGGTCGAGATCCTCCTGAAAGCCTACGACAAACTTCAGCTCATCCGCCGTAAGTAAATTCGGGATAAGTATCCTGTTCCCGCCAGGAACATTAAGCTTAGGCGAGATGCAAACCCAGTCTATCCCACGAGGAATGGGAAGAGTACCGTTCGTTTCCAGAGCGGTGTTCCTCCCGATTGCATTTAGCTCGCTACACAGCTCGTCGAGAGGTTGCATGGTTGGCTCTCCTCCCGTGATCATCACCCACTGGATACCTGGAAACTCTTTAACCTTCTCCACGATGGTTTCCACGTCCATTGCTACTCCACCCTTAGACCAAGTATACTTGGTATCGCAGAAACTACAGGTCAAGTTACACCCTTGCATTCGTATGATAACCATAGGAATGCCTGTATTACACCCCTCTCCCTGGACGGCACTGTAAATCTCGTTAATCTGATAGTAGAAACTAGGCATGTTCCTCCTTTACTTCACTGGACGTCTAATGTAATCTCACTGAAAGGGCGTAACCTCTTCGGAACATCTAAGCCCTCAAGCTCGGCCTGCTCTACCTTCACTCCTACGCATCGCTGAGTACGTGATCCCGTGCCGATGTATTGCTCTGGCATTATGTAGGAGCCTTGAAGTTCTCGAAGCTGCGATCGCACGGCTTGAATTTGCAACAGTATACGCCCCTCTCTTCGGCGTTTAGCAGCCCACCATCCCCATGCGCCAGTTAGGTGGAACCATAAAATGTTCTGCTGTACGTCGTAGTACAGGAAGTATGCTGGCATTGGTGGAATCTGGCTGGCATAGGCGACCACGTCCTCGATAAAGTCGTCGACCAGGATTCGGGTACGTCCTGAAGTCGAGCTCACTAAGGTCCGCTCAAGGATATGTTTCCACGTCTCGCCTAAAACTTCCATCTGTGTTCCATTATACTCCATTGCGTGCGCGTTATACATCTTCAGGCCACACAGGACCACAGCTAGGTTACGTCGTATTCTATCAGGCATCGACATTGGTAGCAGCATCTGAAGATCAGCAAGAGCTGTATCGAACATCAACTTCACCGAGCTCGAGGTCTCCCGAAGAGTTCGCTGGATATAGCGACCTGCAAAGTCTACAAGGCGTAGACGCGTCAAGGCTAGGAAGGCCTTATACGTTGCACTACCCTCCTGACAAGGACCTAAGCTCATATTCACTACCACAGAGCGCTCTCGTATTGCAGGATCGCTAAAGGCGTCCTCTCCATCCACACTAAAAGGAGCGTCAAGATCGTAGCTTTGTGTCGTCTGATCAGGCCTACCACGAGAGTCTCGACCTACGTCATAAGCGCGTCGTGCTACATCTAGGAACTCTTCTTGGCCGTGAGCTGCTGTATCTCTGAACTCCCCGAAGGAGATAGGTACAGCATTCGTACTAGCCATCATTGACAGCAGCACGAACATCCGTGTCTTCGACGGGTAAGCTCTTGGCTCCTTCCAGCCTACGAGAGGCTGTAGAACTCGTAACAAGGTACTTGACTTTCCACTACCTTGTGTTCCATAGACGTTAAGGATAGGAAACCTCTCTCCAGCTTCCTGCAGAAGCCCTTTAATCGGTGCAGCGAAGAACCATCCTACCATAGGTGCTATTACTTCCAGGTAGTTGATCTGTGGAAGGAGCTCGGTTATGGCCTTTACAAGCTTTCTATACTCATCTGCTGGTGGAAAGGTATATACTACACTAGGAGTCTCTCTACCGCTGGAGAGAAAGACATATGGAGCTTCGTCACTAGGATACACAGTCTCCGCATCGAACACGCATTCGGGAGCGACCCATAGGTTCTCGTGCCGTCCTATGACTGATACTCCATGTGCGTGTGGTAAGCCAATATCATATAGCTGATCCATAAGATGAGGTAGCCAAGCTTTTACCTCTCGATCGCTAGCTAGCCACTGCCACGAAGCTACGTGCAGATGCCTTCCTAACGCGTTTACACTATTGAACGCCGACTTAGGAAGCGCTACGCCTGACCATGTAAAGTTATGTGAGGTGATGTCACCCAAGATCTGATCCTCGCTATCGTTGCCGTCGACCTTAATCAGCTTACGTGGCTTGAAGATAAAGGTTGCGACCTTCATAACTCCCTTGGAGGTCTTGTAGCATAGCTCTCCATCCTGCTCTATGAAGTCTGCCACTGCAGCTACCTTTGGTTTCTGTAGTCGTGCAGACTCAATTGTACGGTCTAGGTACTGGTCTCCTCCACGCTCTGTATATCGATCTCCTACAGGTAATATCTGAAACAGGGTGTGGATACCGCTCTCAGAGACACTCACATGTAGGAACTCCTTTACTGCCCAGAAGTCCCTCTCGCTGCGAGACTTAAATCCTTGATTGCCGCCTTGCCAAAGCTTCTTAACTACGAGCTTGGATAGCGTCGTCAGAGCCAACACATCCGAGGCCTTGTAGATAGCTCTCTCGTTCGTAGACTTCATTGTCACAGGTACTGGGTGTTCAGGGACCTTATAGTTAGTAGTACCAGGCACCCGTAGTATCCACTTTGCGTTGTAAGTCCTTCCGCCTGCTCCAGCTCCGTGCGCCTGCCATAAGGCTCTCATTAGTTCGCCAGCTCTCTCGGAGTCAACAGGTTCAATCAAGTTCCAGTATAAGTGATATCCGTGCCCACTCGCTACCTGATAAGTAAATGGAACAGGTGGACTTCCGCACAGCTTGTCTAGCTCGCCCTCAGGAAAGTCCTTTGAGTCCAGGTCTAGCCACACCACGGGAACCCTGGTAACTTTTTCTACGTCCGTTAAGGCTCTTGGCGCCACACCGAAGTACGCATCGCCCTTTTCCTCGTTCATTGAAGCTGCAATAGCTAAGGCTTCCGGTACGCTTCGGGCCAGCCTACGCCTGTGAGGGGTAGGCGAGAAGACGAGAATCCCTTCCTCAGCTGTTAGGTCGCTGAAGATCGCTTCCAACAGTCCCATAGCTACGCCAACGTTCGAAGTCGCTGGTTGATACGCTCACAGAGTTCTAGGTTGGTCTGTGTTACTTGAGCTGTATAAACCCATGCCGCAAGTCGAGCTGCCTTGCTATGAACGATATCCAGCTTCAGGACGTCTCCGTCTAGCTCTGAGCAATCAGTCTCTATCATAACTATAGGAGCGTTTCCATCCTCTTCGAATCGCTCTGGAGGTAGCTCAGCCTTAGGAGTCATCCAGGCGACGCAGCTCTCCCTCGTCCTAGGATTGGTCATCCATGAAGTATCCGGTAGTGGTAGGCTGAGCGCCTCCTCTACCGTCATCATACGATCGCCGTGCATAGGCGGTGACCATACGTTCTTTTTGCCGCTCCCAGCAGTCCAGCCCAGATAGGTTTCCTGGATCGCCTTCAGATAGACCTGGCCTGTTAAGCGTGCATCCTGTGCTACGTATTTCAATACGCGCTTTTGTTCCTCGAGGCTTTTACGCCATAGAATAGGAGCCATGGCTCCGCTCAGGCCTCCTAGCTTTCCTCCTAGATCAGCGCCCTTAGCGGCGGCATCTAGGCCGATCATAAAGCCTTTAGTACACAACATTAGGAACGCTGGGTCGATGCTGTGCAAAGCCAGACTTCTACAGTCGTCGAAGAGTCCACTCTCTTGAGCTAGGATAGGCCAGTCGAAACCTGTACCGTTCCAGGTAACGATGATGTCGCCTAGATGCCAGCGCTCCAGTAGTAGGTTAACGAGCGCAACGGCTCCGAACTTCTCAATCTGTAGTGCGTGCATCCCTCCTTCTTCTAGAGGCTCACCATATGTTACTGTAGCTGCTCCACGTTCGGAGCTCCACAGAGCGGCGCAGATGATATGAGTGCCCGACAGATCAGTTGTAGCCTCGCACGACGTTTCAATGTCAAAGCCTATGACGTTTGGCATGAGTCTCCCTTGTCTACTAGCTTAGCGAAGAAGTCGTCAAGCGCCTGGCGTAGACCAGGCCGCATTACCACAGCATGAGAGGGAGAGTTCTCTATACTAGGACTAATAGCTCCTAGAATAATCTGTATGGTCCAAAGCGACGCCGTGAACATCAAGGTCTGTACGCTGTCACAGAAGAGGGCCACTCTACTCCATACTTCCGCAAGTGCCCCTTCGGTAGGATGTCGCCAGACAATCTGTAAGTAGAAGAAGTGGTTATCCGGTACCGCCTGAATGTTCATGACGATGTCGCCTCTGACTTTATTGTCGACCTTAACTTCACTGACCCAGCTCGTCTTGTCTGCCTGTATGTTCCATAGAATTGCGAGATCGGGTCCGAGTGTAGGTTCTGATTGCTCCATAATACCTCCTCATAAGGGCTTAGGACTAGTCTTGATGGTTTGTGCTAACCTTAGCTGTTCCAGAGCAAGCTCTAGCCCTAAGCCCGAGTATTAGGCTACTGGCTAGTACTAGATAGCAAGACCTAGAAGATCGAGTCGGTCTTAGCCTCGGCGACTGGATCGTCGGCGCCCGCAACACCTCCGTCTGAAAACGGAGCCGCAGGATCTGTCGTCATCTCGGCAGGTACCTTGTCGATAGACATGACTTTCGTTACACGATTGCGAAGCTCACCTTCGTAAGTCTGTGTTCCGATTCGAACTCCACAGGTCTGGTCGAGAAGGACCATCGGATTTAAGTGGACCGGACCTTTGAGATCCGACATCGGAAAGCCTAGTCCTACCAAGACGCTCTGGAGGATTCCGCGAGCCTGGCCTTGTAGCGAGACCACGAAGAACTGCTTTCGGCCTACATACTTTGCTGGACCGAGCAGCTCGAACGTGAAGTACAGAGCTGGAGCCCCACTACTCGCGGAGTTCTTAACGTTGACCTCGTCTACCCGCGCGGGATAGATTCCCTCTGGGATTAGTCGAGTCTCCTCTACCCCGGTGAAGTCAATATCGACCGCGCCATCGGTGTCAATGATTGTATCTTGTGGCATTGTTGTCTCCTTTTCTAAACGATTATAGATTCGCAACGCTGTTCCATCCCTAATACAAGTCGCTCAGAACAAAATAACCACCTCCTTTCCTAGACCAGCAGGACAGCATCGTCCGTCCGAGTAGCAGGTAGCTCGGTGCAGGGGCCGACTAGTGCTGTGTAGATTTTGGCCATCGTTGGGTCCACTAGCGTAGAGCCGAGCTTGCCTTCCGGAGAACGGTCCTTAGCGGTAACGCCGTCGTATGATTGGACTTGTAGCCAGCGACTAACTGTTGGTGCACGTCCTGGTACAAGAGAAGCTACGGACTTCGAGTTCAGATAGTAGACACCATCAAAATAGCGACCTGTACGGAATGACAGTTTTCCGGCCATATCAGGGTCGATGGACAACACTCGTCCAGTCTCACCATCAATCAGAGGCTGGTCGTTAGCTGTAGCGATAACGTGCACTGTGGCGTGGCCATCGATATAACGGAGTAGTTTCAAGATGCGATCGTGTCCCGTCCTAAAGTCGTTCCGACTAGGAGTGTCCTCATGGTTGCCCTTAGCCTGCTGTACACGTAGTATAAGAGCGTGCAGCTCCGATAGAGAGTCGATGATCACTGTCTTAATCTTACCTGGACTAGCAATAACGTTCTGAAGCGCCACTAGGTCTGCCTCAGACACCCCTGTGCAGACTCGAACGCGTCCCGTTTCAATAAAGGTTTTGATAGAGAGCATTCCACGCTCCGTCGCGAACCAGTAAATGGGACAAAGCTCTTTCACCAGTGCCGCTGTAGCCGCTAGGTAGGTCTTTCCTGAGCCAGAGCGGCCATACAGTAGGACCTTGAGTTTCCAGTCGGCGAACATTTTACTTGTGTCCAACACAGGCATCTACTTCCTCCTTAGTGTACAACTATACGACTACGTGATCACAGCTACATAGCTTCCACGTCTCCTCTATCATACGTCCTCCACTAGACACTCTCGAGCTAGCTTGTCCTCATGCAGCGATAGGAACCTTGGGTGCCTGTATGCCCCGTCGCGTGTAATCTCCATTGCTGTAATCCTCATAACCTTACCCACGAGAGCTTCAGCGGTCTTAGAGCTAAAGCTAGCTCGTACATCTTCCGTCATTCCACTACAGGTGCCAAGACGAACTAGTCGACCTGTACGGTTGTACTTCCCAAAAACGACCGCTCCAATCCATTGATTGTACCAGAGCTTTGTTACAGCATCACCGCCCTCCCAATACAACCAATTATTGGCGTCCTTACCAGTATACTCTCTTGTAGGTGGCTCGAAGCCCATTATAACGACGTCGTCGTCGAACTCGGCTTTAACTTTAAGCCAGCACCAAGCGGGACGCTTCCCAGGATAGTATAAGCCACGACGACTCTTGAGCACAATACCTTCACGCCCCGCAGCTAGCTCCGCGTCAAGAAAAGCTCGCTTATCGGTCTTGACTACCTTGACGACATGAACCAGCTCGGACTCAATGGTCCTAGTAATAGAATCTAGATAGGCCCGACGTCCTTCCCAGGGTACTCCTATCATCGACGCTCCCTCGATGGTACGTAGTATGTCGAAGACCATATAATGCAGCTGAGTCTTCTCCTGACGCCGAACTGCCTCGTCGGCCTCGCATCCTACAACACTTACTACATCCTGTGCCTTTCCGCCTAGAACAACGATCTCTCCATCGAGAATGAGCTTACCTAGGAACAGATGCAGCTTCATATCCTCGAGTGAGCCTGCGTAGAGCTCCTGGACAATAGGCCTTAGTTGTGCAGTCTTCTCAACAGGCCAGCCTGTGGGTTCTCCATCGACTACCTGTATGTGTGTCGAAAAGAACCTACCGTCGATATACAAGTAACGGCATCCATCCCATTTGGTCTCCGCGATGTAGTCTGTACCATCCAGGGCCTCGTCTAGTTTAGTCATGTGGCCTGGATTGTCCTTATTAGGCTTACAAGGCTTCATTACTTCTAGAACGCTCTTTAGCGGATATGTCATAGCCCTCCTTTCACTACCACTACTAGTTAATCTCTCCTAGTGCACATCCGTCTTTGCCTAAACCAACCTCTTGAGCTGCAGCTGGCCATAGATCCACGTAGCCACTGATCCCGTTGGCTAGTCTATCTACCACAGTAACAGTCACCTCACGACGAGCCTGAATGTCGCCATTGCACTCGTGCAGCACAGTGATGTGTAGGACGGTGCCTAGCGGAACGTCATTCGAGGCGGCTCCAAGATACTCGTAGTTCACTACTTCTGGTGCACCTACTGGCGTTACCCTGTGCCAGCTCGCTGCGTGGCGTCTCCAGGTGAATTCGTCATCGATACCATAAGTTGTAACGGTCACAGGCACAGATGCAATATGTAGCGCCAACAGTAGCGCAATAAGACTTGAAGGCATTACGCATCTTCCTTGTAATACTCGCTCACGCTAAACTCTTCAAGCATATCGTTGTAAAGCTGCCCGCTGAATCGAGCTCGACATAGCTCCGTGAACTCGCATCCTGGACACGTTCGTAAGGCGTCTTGAGGGTATATAGCTGGCTTGTTAATGATCTCGCCCACGATTGCTTCTAAGCTATGCTCGAAGATCTGTAGCTGCTCGTCCGAGTAAGTAATCAAGTAGCGCCGAAAGAAAAGGTCTTTCGGTAGAAGACTAACGAACTCGGCATAGTCATCTGGATCGAGTCCCTTAGCTCGTACCAGTGCTAGATAGGCCTCAGGAGTCGAACGAAGGTTGCGTCGCTTCGCCAGCTGGCCCGAAGCCAACACCTCAGGCTTCGTGGGCGGTACCTTGTACAAGAAGTTATACATGATCCCTTTGATGAAACCTACGTTTGCTAGAGCTGGATCTTTTCTCGCAGCCCATACGTAAGCCTGACCCTGGTACGCCATCGCCACTAAAGGCTCAGCAGGTATTCGAGAGCTGGTCTTGTGCTCAAGTAGCCACAAATCCCCACGAAGGTCTTGGACAAGGCCGTCTGTCTGTCCGGCGAAATCGTACGTTGACCGAGTTACTTTTAGAGGCACCTCAGGCATAATCACGGTGAAGTGGTCGTGGCCCGGCGCCCAGAGGGCATAATGATTGAGAACATCCATCCCTAGCTGCGCAAATTCCTTTAGGTCCTCTGGGACGTAGCCTAGCTCCTCTTTGATATGTCCAAGGGATCTTAGTACTTCTGAGGTGTAGGCACCTCGTAATGAAGCTGCTGCACGAGTACTCGAGCCTGCACCGTAGTAAGCAGCAAGTGCATAGTGTACCATTCTCCCGAGCCACATATGTTTGCTAGGCTTGGCCGGAGCTAGGCTCTGTCGTAGCGGAGAGGTAAAGTCCCACTTCGCACGACAATTTAGATATGTGGCCACGTCGGATATGTGAATGACTGGCCGCTCGGCGTCAGTTTGTGACATCTTGTACTCCCATAGGGAAGAGTGTCGATTGTATAATAACAATCTTGTCGTCACTACCTGCTACATCCTCAAGCGATTTATGAAAGCTACGAGCCTGCAGTACGTCTTCTGGTACCACAGGGGCTGCATCAGCAAGGGCGATAAGCTCGTCTGCCAGCTGCCGTAGCTTCTCTACGTTCAGGTAGTACAGAACTCGCTTCGGTTCCACGTTGTGTTGGAAGACTAGACCTACGTCGATGAGCGTGCTCATGTGATGCCACAACCCTAACGATCTTGGTAGAAGGTCAGCCAGTTCTGTTGGCCGCCTAGGTCCATCAGTCAGAGCCAGCAAGATTCGCACTCTAGGATCGCTACCTAGAGCTGCAAAGCCCTTGATATCGATAACATCGCTAACAGTCTCTGTATCTGTGTCGAATACTTCGTCTGTCATTCTCTCCTCCTTATCGTTTCGCTCGTGTCGTTAGTAGCTGCATTGAGATCACCGCGTACCAGGCGTCGCTTGGGTCTAGTAGTTCGACTTCACCAGAGTCGCCTATGTACTCGATTGGAAGCCCTAGTTGTAGTCGTTCCTTAACAGATAATCCTGCGAGCCCTTCTGTGTCTTGCTGAACCTGTCGTATCTGTACCTGTATCTGAGGCACCTTGGGGCTCTGATGAAACCACCATTCTCGATTCCACCATACTACAGCTACGACCAGAATGAGAACGAGGAGGAGGCCTCCACAGACAGCCATTACTCCTTCACTCCGAAGGCTTGGCTCAACAGAGCCTCGATACCTATTTGGCCCTCGACAGTACTTCGTATTCGTGCTCCTCGTACTTCGTTCCACAGAATGAAGCTTGCTAGCTTGACCGGATGTACATCGGCCTTCGCTGCCGCTCTCTTCAGAGCTACCTTAAAGTCTGCAGAAGTCTGCACTAACTTTCTCTGAGGCGCTTCGTAGCCATGAAGTCGCATACAGTACCCCTCGAACGCTTTCCACAGTGGTGTACCTACTAGAACTGATAGGTCCACTATAGCCATCGCCTCAAGAGCTCGATAGATAGCCTCGTAGGCGTCACATTCCCTTCCATTACAAACTCGCTGTAGCTCTTCCATATACATCTTGTGGGCGAAGTCGAACACCCAAGTAAGAATAGGATGATCTCGAGCGCTTTCGTGTGCCATTGGTACTCGTAGTTCCAAGCCTGGAAAAAGCTCAGGTGCAGCTTGGAGTGTAGGTAAGTTCTCCTGAAGAATGAAGTTACCCACAGAGTCAGCTAGATTAGCGTTGTACATTGTAGTAGCAAGGCGTGTTAGTAGTCTTGCAGCTCTTGGAGAAATAATGATAGAACGTCGAGTGCCTCTGAGCCTAAGCTCGTCTTGGAGCCAAGCTAAGGCTTCATGTGCTCCTGCGTCTAATACTTGGTAGTGCTCAAGGATCAAATAATCGGCAATGACATCCATTGATACAGGCCAGCGCTTCTTAATAGTTCGCTGCGTCATCAAAAGTTCGGTACGTACGTCGTCTGCTAGTCTTAGAGTACCCACGATCCTCCTCCTCCTCTCGTTCAAGATAGAGCGGTGTCGCGACTCGAACGCGATGTCAGACGCTGGGAGTCCGACCTAGGAACTAGCGGGGTCTAGTCCTAGTGCACGCCTTGCAAGCACCGCTCGTACATCTGTTAGTGTTTCCGATTCCACATACACGACCAGGTCTTTGTGCGTCGGTCGTACTGTGGGCACGTCCGGATGGACCAGCATTCAGTAACCGTTACAGGCGCGTCGTGTTCGGACTCTTGATAGCCTATGCCTAGATTGTAACGGTTGTAGTGGCAGCCTGGACACACCTTCTCCTTCATCATAGCGATGAAGGCCTTCGAGCCCTTTCGGATACGTGGTTTCTTCATCCTCGAATGCCCTTAGCAATGATAGCCGGAAGGACGTTGTCGACGCGATTGTAGACCTCGCCATCAGAGCCCCTTGGCTTGACTAGGACGACCAACGTACATTGCTTCCCAAGTAGCTCGTCCGTGTCCAGCGTCTTAGGAAGGCCACCGAGAATAGCTTGGACCCAGCGACCTAATTTACTTTTCGACGAGAGTGTGGTACCTGTCCAAGCTCGTAGCTCCGTTCGTGTAGGGTTGTTAAGGACAAAGTCGAACTGCAGTTCTGGTCCATACTTTCCTTCTGTGGCAGTAACCGCGGTAACGGTTGCGGGATACTCGCCCATTGGTATAGACTCAAATACTCGTTGTTGTAGCTTGACTCCCATGGCGTTGCCTCCTTCTTTTGAGTTTTGATGAGCTTGAGCTTCATTACCAGTTCATCCTGCTGATTATCGCGCGAGACGCCCGTAGCTTTCTGTCTGCGGTCTCGACGCTCATAGTCTTGTACTGTGTACACGAGAATGAGCGTCTAACGCGCAATACGTCAACCATGTACTTACAGTAGCGTCCTGGCTTGTCCACGACACCTCGCAGACGATGTACGCACTTCGCACACAGTTGCTGCTTGACGCTCTCGTACCACTTCGGCGTCTTCGGTTTAGCCTTGGCTTTCATATCCTCACCTCCCTTCTATACTATTCGAACACGTTATCTCGAGCCAGCGATAAGCGTAACCACGACAGCGATCACGCATAGCAAAATGACTGTAAAGCCACCTATGTCGGCTATTGTCGCTAGTAGGCGCATTATATCCTCCGCACAGGCTGTTCGTCGTCAATGTACCCACCAGGTGCGCGATATCGACGCTGGAGCTCGTGAACGACTTCTGGCCACTCTCGCTCAATCTTTTCCAGGTTGTCCGTGTCGGCCCTTCGAATGAGAGCGAAGAGGAGCCCATAGAATGGAACATCCTTCGCCGCTAGTTCTTGCGAGACCGTGTAATCGTAGTGTGAAGCCATTACGCGTACGTCTCTTCGTCCGTGATAGGCTCTTGAGGAGCGTCTCCTGTTGAGCCCTCGCTCTCGCACTTCGTGAGCCAGGCCTCGATTGACGATCGGCGGAAGCGCCAAGTCCGGCCCATCTTGATAGCTGGAAGCTTGCCGCTCTGTGCCCACACGTAGATGGTCGTGGGTTTCATTCCCAGCATTTCGGCGACCTCTTTAATGGTTAGTAGCTCCTTCTTTTCCATTATCTCTTTCTCCTTTCTCTTGCTACTCGGTCTCGACACAACCGACGACTGTGGATTCGAACCACGGCGCCGTAGTCGTCGGATGCGCAGCTACTTCAGTGCTACTACCTGGTCGTTGACCACGATGGTCTGTGGCATGACTACACCCAGGGACCTTTCGACTGCGGCGATCACACGTTCTTGTTGCTCGATAGCTGTCTCGAGCGCCTTGACCAAGGCGGCTTCAGGGCAATTACTAAGCAGCTTAGTCTGGCTGTTCGCGACCACAAGGTCCCACACATCCAACGCCGCCTTAGCTCGCTCCATAGCCGGATGCGTCTGCAGTTGAGCCTGTGCACGTCCTAGTACGGCCTTCAGATTGGTCAGCATGATATCCGCGTCCTCACGTCTCTTTGCTAGATTCACACTCATTATTGTTACCTCCTTTCGTAAGCTCGATTTCCACGACAAGAGCGTCGATTGATAAGCCTGCGTCTCGAACTCGTTCCTCGAGTAGTGTCAGCTGAGGCACGAACTCGTACACTTCGAGAAGAGCCTTACTAGCCTGTTGTAGAGTTGTAAGCAGAGCTGCGTTACGCACGCGAACAGCGTCTGCCTGTGCGTCTTTCCACAGAGTCTGGAACTGCTTTATCGCAGAAGGTATTCCTCCGTGCCTCCACGTGGCAGCTAGTCGACGCTGCCAGTAGTTCCTCAGGTCGTCCCCGACTAGCACAGGTGCAGGTGTATTAGTTGCCATCTGTGGACTCCTCGGTCTCTAGCTTCTCGGTCTCTGGCTCAGGCGTAGGCGTCGGCTCAGGCCTAGCCAGGTTCGTGGCTTCACGTACTTGCAAGCCTATGTTGTAGCCGTGTTGCCAAGCGTTATCCCAGGACTTGTAGAACTCGGCCATAGCCCGGACGATACTAGTGTTAAGCCACGCGTGTCGAGTAGCTTGCCAGTTAGCTTGTCGCTCAACTCTATCAGCTTGCGGTAGTTCGTGCTTCGGCATACTTAGCCTCCTTTCTCTTCGAGTGCTTGTACATACTCGTCGTAGATCTGCTTACCCACGTGCTTCTCAATGCCTGCGTGCTCCTCAATGTCCGTAGGACGGTGTGAGAGACTTTTCATTAGACGCTCTACTCGTGGAAATGGTACATTGGAATCTGGAGCTAGAACTCCCTGTGTCTCTTCCATATCGAAATGCAGCTCGTTTCGCATTGCCGCCCGAATGAGTCCAGCATGGTACCGCATTCCAGAAACGTCAAGAGCCTCAAGGATATTGAGTATCATCTTGACAGTGTCCTTGAACGAGTAGGTGTTCATAGGCCACCAGCTGGACATCACCCGGAGATTGAAGTCGTTTAACCACAGGCAGATGTGATGGTGGGCCTTACGGATATCCGCCTTCGCTAGGTGGCTCACTTTCTTGTCTTCGATCATCCTAGCCAAGTAGTCGCGAGTCTGACGGAAGGCGTACATTAGTTGAGCCTGCTGTGGCTGAAGCTGAGGTTCTACTCCTAACATGGATTCAATACCTCCTCCGCTCGCTTAGCCTGCTCTTCCATTAGAGCTCTTGCTGCAGCTACTAGAATCTCAGATGTACTCGCGAGTCGATACTCGACGACGTCCTGGTCGCCTACCGTACGGTTTATCTGGACGTATAGCGTAGGCGTCCAAAGGAATGTGCCATCGCATCCATCAGGAACGATGTGGTCCATCCAGTCGTCGTCCTCGTTGTCGTCAGGATCTCGCATATCGTTACATTCGGCTCCGTCTGCACAGTGTAGGCAGCCTTCGTCGCTAGGACAAGGCCATAGGAAACCTTCGTCGCCTGGGCGTTTGGGCTCGCTTGGTGCTAGCTCAAGTACAGGCCCAACGTAGGTCTGAGCCGCCCAGCCACCGGCGACACTGAACGCGTTACTGATAGCCTCTAAGGCGTCGTGGACTATCTTGTTAAGTTTGTCCCATATGTTAGGCTCTGGTACAAGCTCGTGTTGCTGGTCGTCCAGATTGCATTCACCAGCACCGTGGCACTTTGTACAGGCTGCGTCACAGGCCGCTTTGTCGTCCGTGAATTTCTGTAGCGCCACGATGTACTCATCTGGTAGGTTTGGTAGCGAAGCCTCAGGGTCTTCGTCTGGATGCTCCACAGGCTGTCTAGCTAGAGGGACATCATTGATGAGTTCTGTTAGAGCACACTCGCCTACGTCGTCACATTCGTCACAACTTCCGTCGCAGTCTTCTCGTTCTGGCTCTTGTTTTGCTGTCATTGTCTTGCCTCCTCTCTTCTACTAGTACTATTACTATTACGACCATTGCAGGCGTCGGGATTTGAACCCTTACTACATTATTTTAAGTCTTCTCCTCGCCGCTCGGCTTGAGGACTAGGAATATGCCTAGTGGACCTGCACGAAACCCGTCGTGCTCGCGCCTGCTCGTTACTAATGAAACCGACCTATGGCCACTGCTAATCGAATGAAGGCGTAGAGGATAGCCACTACGCCAAGCGCTATAACCACGAACCACAGACATCCAACACAACTTACACAGCCTTCGTAAGGTCGTGGGTCGTCGCCACAGAGCTCAGGGTTAGTCATAATGGTCCCTCCCAGGTCCTCGCCTCGGCTATACCTTGCTCGAGAAGGTCTATACACTCTTTAACCCAAGTAGGGGTCTGTGCCAACGGCTGCCGACGCTCAATTTCGTTTTGCACAATCTCATGTACCTCGTCGTTTCCTCGCTCGAGTATGTCGGCTAGCTGCTTAAGGGGAGCCTCTCGAATAGCTCTCGTAAAGAGCTCTCGCTGTCCATCTGGAGTGAGGCTCTCCACGATCTTGCGTGTCCAGGACCACAGGTAGTCGTGCATGAACTCTGACGCACTCTTGCTCATAATGGTCCCTCCCAGTGTGCTCGTTTCCAGTCTTCGAGCTGTAGGGTAAGTTCACGATTACGTGTTTCGAGTTCACAGCGCTGCCGAATGAGCTCGTCGATTCGAGCGTACAGATTGACCACACCCGTGTGGATGTCCAGCTCAGCCTTTGTGGCCGGATGATAGCGCGTTTCGGTACCGAATACTTCGCACACCATATAGATTCGATCGTCTGGTTGTGGCACAGGTTGTGGTACAGGTTGTGGCCTATTAAGTACTCGTCGGAGAACTTCGTTGCTTTTCTGTAGCTCGCCTATGGTATACTCACGACTTCGTAGCGTATCAGTCAGCTTGTCCAGCTGGTCACGTAGTACAAGGTTGTTTAGGGCGTCGTTGTAGAAGCTAAGTGCTGGGCTCATGACTCCTCCTTGATATTGGTACAGCACTCGTTACACACTACTTTCCCATGTACCACCCTAGACCACCCTCTACTGTTAGGCGCTTCACTGGTCTTGCCGCACAAGACGCACGACAACCTTTGGGTGTTAGCGTATACTCTTGACGCCTGCCCAAGGCAAGCTACGCACATGTTTCTGTTACCTGCCTGTGTTGCAATCCAACCTAGCGTCTCTCCTTCGGGGATTGGTAGTTCGCAAACCCGACATATTCTACTTGTGTCGTCAATCCTGGAGGCAGGCTCATCGTGCTCCATCTCGTCGAGCATTCTGTATTCTTCTTCCGTTGGTGTCTTCGTACATCCAGGCGGCGGTACGATGTACTTTCTCATCCCTAGCTTGTGCGCCGCTGCCTCGATTTGAGCGTCGGTGGCTTGGCCAAACATTTCTGCGTTAAAGGCAGATGGTTTGAGCCATACATACAGCGTCTCGCCTGGCTCGCTAGTCGAGGCCAGCTTGGTAGCCTCGTCTAGACAGCATAATCGGTCACAGGCTTCACGAAGGGTTAACAACTTCGCTTTATAATTTACCAGTACCTGGACAATTGCCTGGTGAATCTCATTGGACGATTGGGCTGGCTCAGGTGTAGGCGCTGGTCGAAAGGCTTCTTCGATACGATGCTCGATCTCCTTCACAGCCCGCTCTCGGAAGGAGACGTCGTGCATGTCACCACGTGGAGTGTAGGCATGTGAAGCATACGTCACAAGTTCCCAGATAGACATATCTGTGATAGGCTTATCGGATAGCGATAGCGTTTGCGGCTGATAGCCCCAGATAGTACGGTTACGCCAGTCTTCGAGTGCTTTGATTCGCTCCTCCTGAGCACCAAGACGCACGTCGCGCTCGTTTAGAGCCTCTGCGACCATCCGGTTAATAGTGTTGACGAGCTTTTCTGGGTCGAAGTCTGTCATTGTATCCTCCTGCTCTTTCTATGGGTATTGATTTATCGTAACATTCTCTGCATCGATAAATGTTTCCATCATAACAACTAAATGTTACAATGACATCTGGCATACTAAGCACCTTTCCCCACAATCTGCACACCTACCTGAAGGAGTAGACTCTGACTGTGGTGCAGGCGTAGGTTCGGTAGGCTTGGACTCGACTGAAACTCGCTGGAGCGCTTCCATAGCAGTTTGTTGGGCCTTCTCGGCCTCGACTTTAGCCCACCACTCGTCGTTCAACTCGAGTAGACGAGCCTGGGTCATTTCGCCTCTGCTCTCGCCCTCACCAATGAACTGTACCTGATAGCCACCGAAGCGCTTGTGCCATTCTACTTGACGCTCTGGACGATGAGCTTCTAGGTCGCCTTTGGCAAAGCCTCCATCGCTGCACAGGTGGTTGGCTAGGCCTTCACCTGTCTCAGCGATAAGAGTGTAGAGTCCTTCGCCAAGGTCGTCAGGCCCAAGGATGTATAGTTTCATCGCTGTCCTCCAGTTTCCTGTGGCCTGTGGGCCCGTAGTAAGCGCAGGTATGAGATGGTCTCACGAACTCTAGGCAATTGAAGCTCTGTACCTAGGTCTTCCCAGACGAGCTGGAACTTAGGGTCGTTGGAGACGATGCGCGCTAGGCCTTCCTGGTTATGGTACAGTAGACGCGTTGAGTATCTTGGCATCTCCTTGATAGAAGTCGGCCAAGTCTGCTGGCGACCACACAGAGCTTGCCAGGCTAGATAACGCGCTTGGCTAGGGGACTTTGCAATGACCAGCTCTTTGACTGTCGAGAATGTCTCGCGAACTAGGTACAGGTTAAGGTTAAGGCCAGAGTTGAGTTTCATTTTGAAACTCCCTGGGAGCCTTCCATAGTATCCTGTGCGACCTCTGCGCGTTCGATGTGCTCGCTGGTTGCTGCTTGCTCTCGTGCAATCAGTTCACGATCGGCCACACAGGCCATGCAGGTAGCGCGCAAGCCGTCGTCTTCATATGCGTCGACTTCGAAGGCACTAATAGGTTTGGCCTGGCCACAGGCGGCGCAGTGTTTGACTAGCTCGATGCCCTCTGCATCCGCTTTTGCCCATCGGCGTTTGAACTTGAACAGGAACTGGTACTTTCGTGAAGCTCTAGATGGTGCGTCTTCTCCTTCCTTCGAAATGAATCCGCCTAGCACAGGTGCAGACTCGGTCTTGATAGGAAATACGTCTTGGAGAACTCGTACGTCGATAGCGTTCTGAGCTTTCTCCATAAAGTAGCAGACGATACAGGTGTCCTCTAGGCCGTCCTCGATTAGGTTACTGATAGCGAACTCAGTAACGGGCTTTGCGGTTTGACAGAGAACGCACTGCTTAACTACTACTTTATCCTGTGCTCCAGCCTCGCGCCGCTTTCGTTGCAGCTCAATGAGTTGAGTACTATTTAGCATTGTTGAGCCTCCTTTCGTTCGTTCGTTCGTTCGTTCGTTCGTTCGTTCTCGGCCCGTACACGACTATCGATTTCACGCCGAGCCTGCTTGTGCGCCCCTCGAATAGCGAATTAGCTTGATTAGGGCCCGTGCGCGTGCACCCGAACTAACTTAAACTGTCCTTATTATACATTATTTCAAACCAAAAGTCTACGTACCAACGAGGCAATTTCGAGTTTTCGCGCAGCGCAAAATGTATTTGATTTTTAGGGTAGTAGGATGTCAACTTAAATAGTAGGGCGACACAGTTGGTGTATGCTGGGCACATCTATATGCCATACTCTAGTCGGCTGAAGCGTTCAAGGATATGGATATGTGTGTTATATCACTCTACTTGCCACATTTTGACTTTAGATGCCATACGGCGTTATCTAGTGTACGTGGCCCAGGATTGCACAGGTGGTTAGCATTGGCACTCTGGAATGGCATCAAAGGGTTCGGTCGAAAGCCACCAAGTATAAAATACCGCAAGGACTTGGCAACGGGCGTTATCGAGTGAGCTTTCCGTAATGCCATGTGGATCCTACATGTCCCAAAGTCTAGACATAATAGGTCTAAATTAGAATAGTGAGTATAAAGGGGTCCCCCTATATACACGCTTTTAGAACCTACAAAATCTATTTAGTTGAGGGTTCGAATCTAGGAATATACATACATATATACACATATCTATATATATATATATCTATATCCTTATATGCTTACTAGTGGCGCTCTGGTGATTGTAGCGATTGGCCGTGTATGTATGTGTGAAAACGTATAAAAAACAGCAAGGGCAATCCACGGCTCCGAACCTAAGTTATAGCTCCATTCGATTTGAGTCCTCGGTGAATTGTAGATGGGATCAATGAAGTTCGCAATTTTTGGAAAGTGGACTTGTCCATGATCTTTCCCTTTTGCGATTCTTATACACCCTGTTGGCACCCTGTTGGTCTCGGCGCCTTTCGTGTTCGGGTGGACAAACTCGCTATACCCCTTCCATAGGCGACTCGCCCTGGGCTTGCCTACGGTACCAATCATGAAAGACATGCACTGTGATGTGCCCAGAAAGAGTACATACTCCGTGTTACCCCGTGGGCGCCCTGTATCAGGCGTTCGCGCACGAGGACTGACCTAGGGCTCTGACGTGAACTGGCGCTTCGTACATCGACAAAGGAAAAGGCGCCAGCCAATTTCTTGGCTGACGCCCTACCTCTCTGAGGCGTCGGACTAGAGCTTGTTGAGCAAATTGCTGAAGTCCGCTGGTACTGCGGGCTCGGTGGTCACGACGGTCTCACCGGGCTCGTTGTCGTCCTCAGCGTCTTCAATCTCTGTATCGCCTGCTGGGTTAGCCGCGGCCTCGGCTAAAGCCTTCTCGGTCAGGCTGGCGATAATCGCGTTCAAGACCTGGATGGTAGTAGCCTGGGCAGGTCCTACGGCGATCAGATCCTGTACGAGTTTCTTGGTTGCACGTGCGTGACGAAGCTGGGTGCCAGAGCTGACACCGGCTGCACGAGCCTCACCGCGCTCGGGCGGGACGAACTTGGCCAGAGAGGCCTCTTCGAGTAGCAGATGGCCCATCTCATCGCGGACCCACGCAATACTGCCTGCGTGGACGTACTGACGAGTTCGCGCTGTGCTGCGACCGATCTTGGTGGCTGCCTGTCGTAGCGTAACATAACCTTGCTTACCTGTAGCTGCTGACATAGTTGTGTAGCCTCCTTCGTGTGTACTGTAACTTATGGTAGCCTGGCCTTGCTGACCAGCGAGCCTCGAACCAGAAAGCGTGTGCGTTTATTTCATTGATGCCCTCCTTTTGCTTACTGTTCAATCTTACCTATATAGCATACAACATTTCAGATTGAAAGTCCACGTAACAACGTCGATTTTTCGGATTTTGCGTAGCGCAGTATTTCAGGTTATTAAGGTGCTACCACAAACTCACCTAGCGCCTTCCATATGGTCCTAGCGATTAGCGGTGTAGCAGTTGAGCCCGAGCTTGACCTCTGGCCGCCCAGGAACTGGGACGTTACCACTAGTGGTGGCAATCATCAGCGACTTGCCAGAGCCGCTAGGGGTCTTGGCAACTTTGTCGAGCTCTATCTCGATGATGAGCTTCGAGCCTTGCAGGGACATCTTGATGTTGCTCTGTGGTGTAAGTGTTTCCATGTTACCTCCTTTCGTTAGGAATCGAAACTCGCGTAGCGCCTTCCATATGGGCAAGCCTCTGACTTCCAGGCACGCCCAGCCCCTAGCCCTAAGGTCCTGTCCGTTCAATCTAGGTGGCGCGTGTATGGGCCCCTCGCTAGGAGAGGCCCATCGTATCCGACGCCTAGGCGACGTAGAAGCTGGTCATCCAGCGTTCGTGGATCAGGTGCAAGACGTCCGGACCATCCCATCTGGTGATAGCACCGTGACCGTATTGTTGCGCGTCAATCGCCTTATTCAGAAGGCGGTTGCGCTGAACTCCTAGAGTAGCAGGCGGAGCCCAGCTTTCCACGAGCTTGAATCCATCGATGACTCGGAAGATCTGGTAGCCTTTGAATGGTTTGCACATGTTAGCGGGTTTCCTCCTTCAGTATCTCACCACAAGCTTGGCAGACCTTATATGAGTGGTGCCCACTGTGGAGCCACTTGTAGCTCGTGTGTGGACAGGTTTGACGCTCCATCGACGCGCCCTGGGCCTTCTTCGTGGCCATGACGAACTTACGACGATAGCTGGTTCGCGTGCTCACTCTGTGCCTCCTTAACTGTTGTGATGTCGACGCTTACGCACTGGCCTGTGGTTGGGTGGGCCATTGTAGCACAGGAGACCCTACCGTCAGCCTTGGTGCACCAGTTGATCTTGTAGCCCTTAGCCTTCAGGGCCTCGACTAGCTGGTCAACCACGGTGTAGGCCTCGGCTAAGGTTGTGACCTCCTTGAGCTCGTTGCCTTTCGTACCTGTGGCATGAAGACGTACTTGGATCATGTTACCTCCTTTCTTCGTGGGTTTCTGAGCGCGCTTCGATAGCGATGGCCAGTAGCTCGTTGGTCGAGAAGTCGTGAGGAGCTACTTCTAGTATGGCCATATGTACGACTATTTCTTCGAGTACTCCTTTAGGGGAGTTACGAAAGCCGAGATGTAGATGCTGGTACTCCTTGTAGTAGGCAGCATAGAACGCGTCGAACTCGACTGCGTACGTGGCAAGGATGCTACGTGTGGCGGTCCACGGCTTTCTAGGAACCTGTGGTAAGTTCACTTAACTCCTCGGTAGCCCAGGCTCTGTACGACAAGAGCAGCCTGTGTAATAGCAAGCTGCTCGACGTTCAGTATCTTCTCTTTCGACTTAGCTGTAGTCGTACGCCACCCACCACAGTAGAACATGTTACGGATGCACCCGGTTTTGAGGTCTAGTAAGCGTACGCGGTCCCAACCGTAGCTGTGCCTGTATGTACCATCCTCTTGTCGCGTACTCCACTTCCGGATAGCCACAAACTTGTAGCCTCGTTTCGTAGCGCGCTGGATGTACTTCTCCAGTTCTGCTTGTAGGTCCTTTTGGTACTGCTCACCTTCGGACCACCCTTCATGACGCTGTAGCTTACTCATGCTGCTCCTTTTCTGGTCTCTGGTTTGTGAGAACACGACACATAGTAGGAAAGAGATGGGTCACATTCATGTACGCTCCTTTCTAATACTCACTATCCAATCGTTACAAAGTTAGTATACATTATTTTGGGAAAAAAGTCCACCAACCTCGGCATGTTCCGGTCAGCGTGGTTTTCTTGCAGAGGAACAAACTATAGCGCTGGTTCCAGCCGGGCCTTTTCTTGGTACCACAAACTCTGGTAACTGTTCCACCGGGGCGGATTGTGGGTACGTGAGATCTAAGCGCTATAGACTCTTGAGCTGGTTCCAGCGGGACCAGAAAGTGGGCACGACAAACTCAAGCGCTGGTTCCACCCGGACCTGAATCTTGTCACCTGGAAAGTTGGTACCTACGCAAGGGATCCGAGGGGCGAGGTGAGCGTTATGGAAGCCCTAGGCTATCTGGGAGTATAGGTCGAGACGCCACAATAAAGTGCACTAGCTACTCTAGGGCATCGTTTTGTACCAAGCGATCTAACTATGTTGCTAGTTCCAGCGGCGGGAGATCCGGTCACCACTTGCCAAGGCGCTGGTACCTGCCGGTACGGGACTTTGGTCCTACTTTTAGGAATGTTGAAAAAGTGGTACCAACGAGGAGGCGGTTTTGGTACCAATAACGCCAATTGGATGGTACCAACTTGGAAGCGAGGAAGGGTCCGGTAGCAGAAGGCCGCCTAGGTCAATTCCTAGGCGACCTTAGAAGTGGTTAGTCGTTACTACTTAACCTCTTCTGGAGGTATACATTCGATGCAAGTACCCTTGGTGCAACCTTCGCAAGGTTCGTCTGGATTAGGGCCAATCGCTCCTAGGATCTTCTTTGACCAGGCCCTCGCTTCGTCGTGCCGTTTCTCCAGGTACTTATGAAGCTTGACTAATCCTTCAACGACTATAACTTCGGGTTGCTTCCGAACCAGGTTCCCGTAGTAGTTCTGGACAATCTGTTGGCAGTAGCGAAGTATTCGTACGTTCTCGGGTGTGGGAATACTAAGCGCCTTGTCCATGGCTTCCTCTTGTTCTCGTACGTAGGTATAGAACTGCTTCATTGCTTCTGTTCCTGATAGCTGCTCCACAAATAGCTCGATCAATTGTTGGAGCTCATGCTGCATGGCCGATATTCTTGTCGTTTCGCTCATTCCGGTTTCCACGTTCGTTTGCTCCTTTTGTTTGGCCTGGGCGACTTTTGGTCACCCAGGCTTTGGTTAAGGCTAGTTAGCCGCTGGGAACATCTTATGGATCTCTTCTTCTAAGGTTCCTGGAAATAGTGCTTCGGCACCTCCTTCGTGCCTACGAACTAGGCCTGCCATTCTAGATGCGTCTGTTGCTGGTAGGTCCTTTCCGGCTTTGCTCCATCCTCCGCAGTAGAAAAGGTTGCGCTGGATTCCGGTCTTGCAATCCAAAAGGCGCACTCGATTGGTGTGGTGCGGACGATAGTGGTCATAAGAAATGGTATTCCAAGTCTTAACCACTACAAAGTACCAACCTCGTTTACTTGCACGCAGAATATACTTGTCCAGTTCTGGCTGCAAGTTTTCCTTGAATACTCCTACAAACCATCCTTCTTCGCGCTCCATGTTCGTTTGCTCCTTTGTTCTAGTGCACACAATGTTTGGGACATGATCTTGGAACCAATTTAATAGTGTTATTAACTTATTGGCTTATCCTTTCTTAACTATTATATAGGTATTATACATTATTTCCGATAAAAAGTCAACGAACCTGTGCTAGTTCTGGACAGAGTAAAATATGATCAGATCAACAAACTCTGGTAGCTGTTCCAGAGGGTCATGGATTTAGAACCAAGTAACAGCGTAACAATTTATAATGGATATAGAAGTTGATACCACTTGCCATATCGTTGGTACCAACACATGGAGAAGTTGTTGGCGAGTAGTAACAGGATTTGATTCTTATATTTTGCTGAGCGCGTGCCGACACGTTGTTACGTTGACTTTTAGTTTGAAATAATGTATACTATATTTAGATTAACATGAAGTTAATCAACTTAATAGTGTTAAGAAAGAGAGTGACAATAAGTTTAGTAACAAAACATTTTCTCAAGTCATACAGTTCTTGTAGAGTCGAAAGAGTCACAACAGAACAGAGGAGAGCACAAAATGCAGTTCGACAAAAAGATCTTAACAGAGTTACAAGAGAAGTCAATAAAGTTCTATCAGCTGACAAAAGAGCAGATAGTACAGTGGTCAACTAAAGAAGCAGGTAGCTGGATTGCACATCCTGAAACAGTAGTTGCTGCTTATGCTGCTGAGAGAAATAATGTTGACTTCATCGTTATTGCACAGTTCGATGATAATGCTTTCATGGTCTTCACTGAAGGTGTCAACATTCAAGAAGAACTCTGTTATGAAGAGTACGATGAGTTAGTTGCACTGAATCAGTGGTACGTAGTAGTTAATGAGTACTTTCTCAGTAACTAAGTAACTGTAGAGCAGAGTTAAGAAGAGTACAGAGTTGAGCAATCGATTCTGTACTCTCTTTATGTCTGTTACTAATTGCCATCGAGCGATAGATTCGTGAGCTGGTTCCAGCGAGAAATTATCTTGACAATTGAAAAGATGTTAATCGATATTGAAAGATTGAAACTCTAGTAGCTGTAGAGGTTGTTGGTGACAATTGCCAAGCAACCTGTGGGACTGATAACTCTGATCCTGGTTCCAGCGACGGAAGTTCTTTAGGACTCGGAATCGTGCTGATTCAAAAAGTGGTTCCAGCGCAGGGTGTCTGAGTTGACTTGATTTCGATGGTAATCGAACTAGATATCTAGATAGATTGAGACCAGCGATGATCGACTGGTCCCAATGAGTATAATAGTACTAGCTGATCTTGGCTGGTTGGCAACCTGTGGGACAATAAACTATGGAGCTGGTTCCAGTGATGATAAAGAAGTTGTTGAGATGATTATGAGGGTGGTTCCAGTGATGAGTGAAATAGTGTTAATAGAGATGTTAGTGATTGTGAGGGTGGTTCCAGAGGGTATTGTGATGTTGCGCGTCGTCGAAAAAACAACAAAAAACAATAACTAGCTAAACCCGACCAAACAAAAACCTAAAATAAAATAAAAGAATATAAAAAATGTGAAAAATCTTTGATCGGATTACTTCGAGGATACTTTGAGTAACTGGATTACTTCGAGGATACTTCGAGTAACTGGATTACTTCGAGGATACTTCGAGTAACTGGATTACTTCGAGGATACTTCGAGTAACTGGATTACTTCGAGGATACTTCGAGTAACTGGATTACTTCGAGGATACTTCAAGTAATTGGGTTACTTGTAAAACTCCCTATTGACAATTTTTTTGATTGGGTATATAATGATCGTGTCGGCCAGGATAGCAAAAAAAGATTGGGGTGAAAAAAATATAATAGACCGTAAAGCAATTAAAAAAGCGTATATGGCGCACAAAAACCGTGTCTAAACAGTAAAAGAAGGGATAAAATGTCAGCAAACATCAAGAAGGCGTTGGAAAATGCTAAATCAACGCAATCTAGCACAGCAAAAACGCCTGCGGTTGACGTAACAAGGTTTGTTACCATCAAACAAGCATCGGTATTACTTGACAGAAGTATATATCGGACAAGGCAATTATATTGGGACGGACATTTCCCATCATCAGTAAAGCCAGAAAAAGAAGTCTATTTATTAAAAATAGAAGTCTTGGCCTGGAAAAAGATAATGGACGGTCGAGCGGTCAAAAACGACACGCTCGATGATAGCAGGATGGGCAAGCGAGTAGTATTTGCTTGCGAAACGGTAAATTTGTTGGTAACACAAGATACATCGCTAGGCAAGGAACTCCAAAACATAATAGCGAGTATTTTGGTAGGATATATAAAAGAAGGTCAAAGTATGATAAAAGAAAAGTAATAACAATAAATAAATAGAGCTAGGTCGGCAGGATTACGCCTAGCTCTCATAATATAGAGTCAAAGATAATAGAATATGGGAGAAGGATAATGTACACGTTAAAAGAGGCCTCAGAAGTAACTGGTATCAGTATCTATCGGATTAGAGCAATGGTATTGTCAGGAACGATAACAGGCGCAGTAAAAGTAGGTAATACCATAATGCTTACGGAAAAGACGGTCAGATACATATACAACGTACAAAAAGCGGTTCGGATATACAATCAAGTAATATCCGATGGTAAGCAAGGGAGAAACCAATGAATATCGCAACATATACCCAAACCTATAGAAATAATAGGAATGGATGGGTAGGAACGGAATTAGACCGTATAGAGCTTTGGAGTAACTTGATGCAATATGTAGAAAAAGCAGCCAAACGTGGAGTATGCTATACGGTAGGTATGCAATGGCACGTACACACGGGAGAAGGTACATATAGACCTATAACCTATAATTATGTAGAATTGTTGGCAATGTGGGGTGAAGGTGTAGTAAACCGTATTATACTACGCTGTTACATATATATTATAGGTGATATAGTAGTAAAATGGAGTAGAATATATAGATAATATAGAATAGATAGATAAACAGAGCGTAGTATAATCAGCGATACTACGCTCTCATAGAATAGGTTGATGTAGTAATCAGTAGTAATAAACAAGGAGAAAAGTGAAAGTTGTAAAAGAGAACTCAAAGCGTCATAACGGATGGGATGCGGATGTAGAATATGGGAAAGAACTTGTATGTAAACTCATATTATACATAGATAGAGCAAAAAACAGGGGTTATACCTACTCTATTATAAGCAAATGGCATACACACGTGAAACGTCAAGTACGTGGAATAGAGTATAGAGGAATTTGGCATTATACTACTAGTGTTGACAAAGAGGTAATTATCTATAACAGAGTAGAATTAGTTGACAGGTGTACAAAAAAACACGTTAAACTGTTTTTCTATACAGGCGGTAGCAATAATACAGGTAATATGACAGGCAGATGGAAAAGACAATAAAATAATAATAAATAGGTAAACAAATAGAGCGTAGTATAATCAGCGATACTACGCTCTCATATTATCTAACAATAATAGAATAAGATACAAAACCGCAGTTAAAATGACGGCCGTCGTCTATAAAAAGATAATTAAATATAATTAAATATAATTAAAATATAAATAAGAAAAAAGAAAGCAGAAAAAGTGTTGGGTTGGGGAAAAACAAACATCAAAGATAGTGGGAGTATGCACATTATCTTTTCAATGCTACCAATCACATCAGACTACCGAACTTTTACACAACTTTACCATACTATCCATCTACATGCAACCCTCACCCTGGAATACGGCCCACCATATCTACGTTACCTAATTTTCCAGCAATGTTTAGGTCGTGTACGACGCTAGTACCATTCTAGGAGTGGGCCCATACGAGTTTGAAATTGTCTGAAATTGCTGAGAAAACAGGATAGAAGAAACGTGCGTCCCCCCGGAATTTGGCTTTTCTTTTGTGTTGGTTTGATGTACGGTATCAGTGTAAATATACTAAAACGTGCCGAGATTTAGGAGGTCGTCTGTGCCTACTCGTATCCATCGAACCAAGCTTGCCTAATGCTAGACATCGCCACACTTAGGCAGCGTCAGAGCTTACCTTTGGAAGCAAAGGTCATGATGTCTCTACACAAGATCAGGGAATGGTACGACCGCTGGCGTGGTCAAGTGTACGTTGCGTACAGCGGCGGTAAGGACAGCACAGTACTACTTCACCTAGTACGACAGTTTTACCCAGAAGTTCCTGCAGTGTTCAACAATACGGGCCTAGAGTACCCAGAAATCTTGGAACAGGTACGTGGCACAGAAAGCGTTGTATGGCTAAGGCCGAAGTACTCATTTAAGGAGTGTTGCACCCGATGGGGTTTTCCAGCAGTAAGCAAAGAGGTATCTGACAAGGTACAACGTATCAGGAACACGAAGGACGAGCAGCTAAGGCAGCTATGGATGTACGGCAGGAATGACCAGGGAAGAACGACGATATTACGATTAAGCGATAAATGGCATTTTCTATTGCAGGCCCCGTTTAAGATAAGTCCTAATTGCTGTATACATCTAAAGAAGAATCCAGCTAAGCATTATGAGGGAGAAACCGGCTTGTGGCCGATGTTAGGTACACTAGCAGAGGAAAGCCTAGGACGCACAACGGAATACCTCCGCTTTGGTTGTAATAATTATACTAATAGCCGACCTAAAAGCACTCCGTTAGGCTTCTGGACAGAGCAGGATATACTACAATATATTACACGGGAAGGGCTAAAGATTGCAGCAGTTTATGGCGACATAGTAGAGACCGATGGCCGTCTTCGTTGCATAGGCGAAGACAGAACTGGATGTATAGCGTGTCCCTTTGGTTGCCACGCTGGAGTACAAAACAGTTTTCAACGAATGGCCATAACTAAGCCGAAGTTACTTAACTGGATACTCGATGACCTAAGTATGCGACAAGTTCTTGACTTTACTGGAATTCCCTACACGGCACAGGATGTAGGATCTGAAGCTACATACTAGAGGTAACGTGTTATTATGTCATTCATCAACACCCGCACACAGTGGATCGTATTAGACGAGACGCAGTTCCAGCAGCTGCTGGGAGGGAGCGTTATAATGCCTGCATTTAATACGCGACAGCAACAAGTAGTTCTAGATAGTATCCAATTCACGCAGCTACAGGCGGTTCTAGCGTCCACGGCGGCCGCAGTTATAGCTGCGGCTGCACCCAAGCTACTAAGCGTCGAGACCGGAATCATAGCCAGTCCTATACAGTCGCAGGCAGGGGCAACGCAGTTAAATGATTATTCTACAGTACATGAAATATCGGTGTGTGCAACTGTTGGTGATGCCGTTAGACTCCCTCCTGCAGTTGCCGGTAAAATGGTCATTATCTGCAACAAAGGCGTAGAACAAGCGCAGGTTTGGCCTGCGATCGGAGACCAGCTTGACCCTAACAGTCCAAACGTGGCATCTAATTTTGTGCAATTTATTGCCGTAGACGATACACAGTGGTATTCGAGCAAATAATTTGCCGTTAGTAATACGCTATGGAATTATATATACGATACGGTTACATTAGTCGTATCAGAATAATAGTGTTTAGATAGGTGATAAGATGGAATGGTCCCTAATGCAACGCAAGTACCAACTCTGGCTAGCGGTTCCTAGCAAGAACCGCCCACGCAACCTTCGAAACCGCGAAGAGGTCGCCAAGGCTCTCGGCGTCGACGTCGACACCTTGCTGGTTTGGGAGGCTAGCGCTGGCTTCTGGGACGACACGTTCTCAATCGCTCGTGCCCTTATCGGCCACCGTCTAGCCGACATTCTCGAAGCTAACGCACGCGAAGCAGTACGTGGCAGTGTTACTGCCATGAAGCTCGCTTATCAGGTGTTGGGCGTAGCAAGTGAGAAGATTGAGCACAAACTGTCTATGGAAGACGATCAGCTAGTGATTGTCATGCGTAACGCACCAGATAGTGCCCTCACCAAGCCACCTGCCCAGGCTTCTGGCACTGCACCTGTGCAGCCGAACACCGACGCTGCGGTAGCCGCAGCGATCGCGTCCGGCCTGATCACAGGTCTAGTCGGCTCTACTATACCCAAGTCCACATCAGAGTCGGACGTGGAGACAGAATAGATGACAAGCTGGGGCGATCCAGGTAGCTTGCCTTATACGGCCTACACGAAGGCCCCTATGATCGCCTCTGGGCCCAAGCTGGCCCATAACGCGCCCCGCTTCCTAATCACGCCAACCTATGAAGGCTCAGGCCAGGCTGCACACCCCGATGTCCTATATGACTCTCAAGAGCAGTGGTACTGGATGGCTATGACGCCCCTACCGCAGGAACAACCGACATTCGAGAACCCTTCGATACTGGTAAGCACTGACGGCAACAATTGGTTGCCACCTGTGGGTCTTGAAAACCCGATCGACGAGCCCACAGCAGCGACCTGGACCGGTGCACCTGTGGGGCACAACTCTGATCCAGACCTGGTCCTGATTCCCAGCCCACGAGAGTTCGTCTGCTTCTGGAGATGGACCGACCAAGTCGAGCGCGAGATAATCTACTACTCCTGCTCCTCTGACGGTATCAAGTGGTCCCATAAGGTACCTCTCTTCCGCTCTCAACGCCTCAAGCGATCGATGCTATCACCTTCTGTCGTATATAGATTTGGCCGCTGGGAGATGTGGTATGTAAGTGCGGTCACTAGTTGCCACCAATTATATCATCGATACTCCCACAACCTTGCTAGAGGATGGTCTGATGCACAGGCGTGTACGCTACCAAGGCCAGACTGGCTTGAGCCTTGGCACGCAGACGTAATCTACGACTCGAAGGACGAGGTATACGTAGCACTACTTCAGAATCGGCGAGGCTTGTTCCTCGCTAAGAGCCGTAATGGCACCCTGTGGAACCTACCAAGCTCAGTCCCTGTGCTAGAGCCTTCTGAGCGTGGGTGGGATGCCTCCCTGATTTATCGGTCTACACTGCTCAGGCGTCGGGATGATTATGATTGTTGGTACTCGGCTCGCGGCCTTGACGGCTCTTTTCATATTGGCAGGACCTCAATTCCGCTGATAGCGTAGACGCGTATGCCTAAAGTATTCATAGCGAATCCTACACAAGAGCCTTTTCTCCTAAGCGATGCACGCTTTTTGGGCTTCTTCGGTGGAATTGGCAGTGGTAAGACCGCAGCAGGGGCGATAAAAGCAATACAAAAGTTACGAGACGGCGACGGAATTATCGTAGGTCCGGACTACCCTCACTTTTGTAAATCGACCTGGGTGGAGGTTGCGAAATGGCTTCCATGGTCCCGGGTAACGAACAGAAATCTTCAGCATCCGCACACCAGTGAGAAGGTACTGAAGATTCAGACGGCACAGGGTGAGCGTAGGATCTATTACGGAGGGATGGACGACGCCGCGGCCTGGGCTGGTCCTAGCGTCAATTTTGTTTGGGCCGATGAGTTTCGACGCAAGCCCACTCGCCAACATTTCGATGTGCTCGCTGGACGTATTCGCGTCGGGCATAACCCACAGTTATGGTTAACAACTACACCGAAAGCCACGTTACGTGGGCAACAGCACTGGCTGCACGAGGTTTTTGTCCAGAAGAAGTTCGATCCGGAAGTTCTAAAGGCTTTTGCAGGTGCCAATCAGAAGTTAGTTGAATACTTTACGGCTCCTACTAGCGAGAATGCTGAACACCTAGACTCATTGTACTTGGCGAGCCTGAAAGGTCTATACTCAGGGAAGTACGCAGACCAGGAGCTCGGGGGCGAATTTATTGACTTCGAAGGTCTAGTCTTTGCCAACTTCGACGAGGATAATGGGAACGTCAGCGTAGCTGCAGACTACACACCTGGAGTGGCTATCGAATGGGCGGTCGATAATGGTTTTACGGAGGGCCATCCTCTAGTAATCCTGTTAGCCCAAACGATTCCACCGTTCGTTAACATATTCGCAGAGTACGTAGCAGTACGTGAACAACAGGAAGTGTGTATCGCTAAGGCTCTCCAGATGGGTTATCCACTCCCATCTGTAGCAAGAGTGGACTCGTCAGCACCAGATTTGATTCAACGCCTGTGGGATCGAGGTATTGAGACCGCACAGGGCTCGCACGACGTAGATGCAGGTATCTCTCATTTGCGATCGTTTATTCGGGATGGTAAGGACCAGGTCCATATTCGCTTTCATCCGCGTTGCACGTTCTCGATTGCAGAGATCCAAGCGTATTCGTACCCGGATGCCGTGGAATCAGGAATTTCGATATCGTCGGACAAGGCTGCGAGGCCGATGAAGGAATCGGACAATGCAGCAGATGCACTTCGTTACTTGGTTTGGCCTAAGCAACTGGCGACGTTAGAGGCTTCGGCCGCCAGAGGCGATGTAATTCGTATACAAACTGGGAGGCCTAGTACACAGGGCCAGCAGCAACAAGTCCCGGCGCGTGGGTCTGTACCCTCGTTAACGCCGGTGACGTTGCAGGAGCAGGGCAGACCTGCGGCCACAGGGACGCAACCTGATCCTACTCCTACAGAACCACTGCGAGCACCTGTGGAACGACGTACCGGCTGGTCAATTTTCGGCGGACCACGGAAGCCGAAGCCTCAGCGGATCAAACGCGACGCAAGTCGTCTTCCGCCCGGATGGTAAAGGGAGATAGAAGGAGGGAACATGAGTCTCGAAATTCTTGTCGACATATTGGCTATAATCGTGATTGCTATGAAGGTTGTGGACGCTCTCTTCAAGCCGTTGTTCCTCAAGTTGAAGATCGACTTCTGGTGGCTACTCTACGTGGGTATAGCGGTAGGCGCCTTGATCGGATGGGGTTCTGGGCTAAACGCTTTTCCTGCGATAAAGGCGTACCCTTGGGTAGGCCAATTATTGACAATCTGTCTTTGTGGTGTGGGCCCATCGGTTCTTTACGATCGCCTGGATAGAGGCGACATCGCTCGGCTACCACGTAACCCATAAACGGAGACGAGTAAATGCCTGTAGTCGATCCCAAAGACCTAACTAGTCTGAGCGTCCAAGAGCGAGCATTGGAGGAATTCCGTACCAATGCCCCCATAACGTGGCGTATTGCCTCCATGGCAGACGATATGCCTGCTTACGGCTCTCCTGAACGCGATATCGCCTTGGATAAGTTCTGGAAAACTGAGCCGATCCTAGCTGGGGCCATTTACTCTATGGCAGCCAAGATCGCAGCACTGGACTTCAGGCTGAAGGGTCCACGCCGTCTTGTGAAGAAGTACAAGCAGCTCCTCATGGCTGCCGATTTTGGTATCGGCAATGGATGGGTCAATTTTGTGTTCAAAGTGGCCCAAGACATGCTCACGCAGGATAATGGAGCTTTCATCGAGCTACTTCGTAACGACGGGGCAAGTCCATACACTGCTGTCCAGGGTGTAGCTCATATAGACTCCCAGAGATGCACCCGCACTGGGAACCCTATGGTACCTGTGCAGTACCAGCCCTACACTAAGCCCGTTCGTCAGCTACAGTGGTACGAAGTTATCGCGATGTCGGATATGCCATCTCCTCGTGAAGAGATGTACAACAGAGGTCTATGTGCCGTTAGCCGCGTGTTACGAGCTGCCCAAACGATGCGCGACATCTCGGTGTACAATCGACAAAAGCTAGCTGGTAAGCGTACACCAGCGATAGCGTGGGTTAACGGAATCTCACGAGACTACGTTAAGGCTTGCATTGACAAGGCCATAGAGGATCAGCTTAGCCAAGGCGATACACTCTATTCGGGACCTATTATCATCGCTTCGATGGACGCCTCTGTACCTGTGCATGCTGAGCTTATGGAGCTTGCCGGGTTACCGGATAACTACAGCGAGGACACCGCGCTAAAATGGTATATTGCGACTTTGGCTTTGGACTTTGGCACGGACTATACGGAATTCAGCCCTTTACCCGGCGGTAACTTAGGGTCAGCTACTCAAGCCACTGAGATGGCTGCAAGGGCTCGTGGCAAGGGTCCTGGAGCGATGCTACAGCAGTTTGAGTTTGCTTTCAATTACTGGGTCTTGCCAGAGAGCTGCGAGTTTCAATTTGCTAGTACGGATGCTACAGCAGAGCAGCAACGTATTACTCAGAGGAGGGAGCGTGCACAAGAGCGAGCTATACGTATCCAGTCAACAGAGATTACACCTTTACAAGCTCTTGAGCTTGCTGTGGCTGATGGAGACGCTCCCGACAGCTTCTTAGCACCAGGAGAGGATACAGTCGACAGTCGCATTGATGCGGTATTAAAAGAGCTAGGTGGCGTGCATAGTAAGCTTGCTAACGTACAAGACCGACTATCGTCCCAGGTGGAGGAGTAATGGCCAATCCTAGTTACACTTACGCTGGTGCTGCTGGCGCTGGCTTGCAAGTTGTTTTTAAGGCGATCGTCCCCCGATCGTGGTCGCTAAAGCACGTGATACCGGAGATGCTAGCAGAGCTTGATCATATTGCTTTCCAGACGTTCCAGAAGTTTCGCGATGTGACAGCCACGTGGACCGAGGTTGTACTATTCACGTTCGCACGAAGAGTGTATCCTGGAGCACAGACCGCATCGATCAAGATTACGACGGACAACCTGATCTTTGGCCTTGTGAACGGTGGAGTAGAGGCCCACTCTATTGAGCCTAGGGAGTCAATGAGTAAGCGTAATCCTGCTTATCCTAGCGCTCTATCCGCTCGAGCACAAGGGTCGTATCGAGCTAAGACATCTCCTGGACGTCTGTCTTCTGGTCCAGGAGGCCCTTCAGGGCCTATAATCTATAGGCCAGGGGTGTGGCATCCGGGCTACCCAGGAAGAAACTTCGTTGAACAGATCGCAGAATGGTCAGAAGGACAAATGGACCTGAAGCTACCCCAGGCTATTGAGCGTGGAGTAGATAAAGGGATGATACAGTAGTTTAGTTATGGTATGGAGGCCAACATGCCCTATACAGTAAGACACGACGGCACGGGCGATAAGTCTTGGTGTGTTTATAAGAAGGACGGAGGCGAGAGTAAAGGCTGTAGCGCTACTCGAGCTCAGGCCTATGCACACGTAAGAGCTATGTACGCCGGAGAGCACTCAAAGGCCGACGAAGAGAGCCTTCAGGAGCGTCTCAACAAGATTCGCGCCGCCTTTGAGGAGGCAACTAAGCCTCCACCGAGTATATCCAATCCGGATGCGCCAACCTACACGTCCCTGTGGATCGTAGACACGTTCGAGACTTACTTGGTAGTCAAGTGCTGGGCGTCGGACACCTACTGGAAGGCAGGTTATACTATTAAGGACGACGTGGTCGAGATTCAGTCAGAGGACGAGTGGATCGAACTCGAGATGAAGTACGTTCCTGTAACTAGCTCGGAAGAGAAGGCTATTGAGCCCGTAGTTGAACCTGTGGTACTCGAACCGCCGATGGACCAGTTCTATACGAAGGCGCAGGCTGATGGAAGGAAGCGGTGGGTAGCAGTATCCTCGACGGCTTTCCTAGACGGCCACAAGGAAATTGTGTCGCGCGAGGGAGTCGATAAGGGTATTGAGAGAGCAAAGAGCACAGGAGCAGGCCCACTGGTCTTCTGGCACGACGGTAGAATTCCCCTTGCGGACTGTGACTTTCAGATGCGCGTTGACGCCTGCTTAGTAGAGTCGGGCCTGTGGGACGACACTCCTCAGGGCATTGCAGCGGCGAAGTCGAACGAGGAGCATCCTGAGAACTGGGCTATGAGTATCAAGTTTCTAGGCTACAAGGCTGAGCCTGCAATTATCAATGGTACGAGTGTACGCGCCGTATGGAAGGATATCGGGTTTGTCGAGAGATCCATCCTACCGGCGAATAAGCCAGCTACGAGGTTCTCGTTTATTCAGACAAAAGCAGAAGGAGATGGAGGTGCAGCTATGAAGGACGAACAAGCAAAGGCCTTGACTGATCTTCTAGGAGAAGACTTGGCCAAGCAAGTGATCGCGAAGGTGGACGCTACTAATACCGCAGCTGCGGCTACTGGGGCCGTAACTAAGGAGATTGGAGCTCCAGCACTAAGCGACGTACTGAAGAGTGTTACGGATTCTTTGGTTACCCCGACCACGCCTATAGCGTCAGTCCCTGTGGATTCAAACGCTCCAGTGCAGGAGCAGATCGCGAAGGCAGTGGCGGCAGTCGTAGGTGTCACTACACCTGTGGTAGAGAAGGCTGCGGCAGGCAACTACGTGTGCCCCGAGTGCGGCAAGAAAGCGAAGCTAGCAGAAGATGGTCCTGCTCCTAAGTGTGCAGCCTGCGACAAGACCATGAAGCTTGCCCCTGTGGCGAAGGAAGCAGACGTCGACGTGGTCATGATACTTAAGGAGCTTCAGACCACTGTGCGAGGTCTTGCGGATGAGGTACAGGCACTTAAGAACGGCGAAGTGCCCCGCGTTGTTAAGGCCGGGCCCCCGGATTCTACGACACCGGCAGCTATTGTACCTACTCAGCCAGAAACACCAGCTGTGATCAAGAGTATGGCGGCACAAATCTTTAAGGTGGCGTAACACGCTCGATGTTCGATGTGCGACGAGTTGTAGATATACTGTTCAATTAAGGAGAGAAATGAAGCAATCAGTTAATGATCTGGTCCTTCAGCTGCAAGGGCTGTTGCAGCAGAAAGACGCCACAGGTGTACCGAATGCACAGATGTTGCACGGGCCAGGCGGTCTTTTTAGTACGTTCGGGATCGACAACGTGGTCGTTAATGCACACATGACGCCACGAGGCATCGAGGGTATGCTTCCTGTGCTGCCTTCCGTGTATCTTAATCCCCTCTTTACCTTTCTCACGGGCTTCGAAAGCGACGGCGGTAGCGAACCTAGCGGCCCTTGTGATACCTGCCCTGGCGGGGTGATCGAAACCTGTCACCAAACAGCTACTTTCGGCCGCGTCTGCCGTAGCAGCCAGGAGATCGAAGTTAACGAGATCGTCAACATGATCAACCGTGGTGAGACGACCCCGTTGCGGCTCTTAGGTGAGGTACTAGGTCCTGGTGGTCTAGCCCCTAAAGACAACCTAGACGTTACCGGTTGGATTAACATGGTTCTCCAGGCACAGATGGTGCTGATCTCGATCTTGTTCCAGCGTGCTCTGCTCCCGATGGTCTGGACTGGTAATCCGGCGAACAACACCCTCGGTGGCTACGCTGAGTTCCCAGGACTGGACATGCTGATCGGTACTGGTAAGATCGACGCTATCACAGGTGTAGCCTGCGGCGCCTTGGATAGCGACGTGAAGGACTTCGGCTATAATCCGATGTACGGCGCCGACCCGGATATCGTGCGGTACTTGAGCACGATGGAATGGTACCTGCGTAACAACGCACGGGGTATGGGTCTGGAGCCAGTTGACTGGGTGATCGCGATGAGGCCTGAGGCGTGGTTCGAATTGACCGAGATCTGGCCGATTCGATACAACACGGGTCTTGTCTCTCTAGCTATGCCGAACCAATCGTTTATCATGGTTAACGGACGCGACAATACGGCCGAGCGGGATCGTATGCGCGAGCAAATGCGTATACCGATCAACGGTAACTGGTATCCAGTGATCGTCGACGACGGTATTGACGAGCAGACCCAAGCCGACAACGCTCTTATCCCACAGGGCGAGTTCGCTTCGAGCATCTACTTTATCCCGTTACGTGCCCGCGGAATGACCACGGTCTATTGGGAGACCAAGGACTATCGTGGTATTCCAGGACAGCTCTCTGTTCTACAGCAAACGAACCCCTACTGGATCAGTGATGGTGGAAGGTACCTCTGGACTTTAGAAAAGCTCACATGGTGCTTTTTCTTGATGGGCAAGATTGAGCCCCGAATTATCTTACGTACACCTCAACTTGCAGGTCGCATCCAGAACGTACGCTACTCACCGTTACAACACCTAAGGTCACCTTTCCAGGACTCTGGATACTTCAAGAAGGGCGGCAACGAGAGCTACGACGCGCCGACCTATTACTCGGAGTGGAATGCCAGGAGCCCCAGCGAGCATAACTAGTCTAGTGTAACAAAGGAGGGCTCAAACCTTATGACTGAAATAACATGGCCTACAGTAGTAATACTAATAGTGACCTACGATAGGCCACAAGAAATCCGAGCAACGATCCTGGGACTGATACACCATCTGTCTTACAGAGGTCAGCTCCTGTACGCAGTCTGTGACGACGGATCACCTGAAGGATATTTACAAGGTATCCACGAAGCCTTTCCGGACTTACAGATTGCGTTCTCGACGACGAAGAGACAGGGTTGGGGCGCCAATGTCAACGTAGGTATACGGACTCTAGTTCATAAGAATTATTGCTTCCTTACTGAAGACGATCAAGTAGCACTCACGAAGATTGACCTTACTAGTGGTGTGGCTCTACTAGAAGCGCTTCCAGATCTTGGCGCGATCAGATATGATGGAGTTGCAGGTCATGCACTAAACCTCGAGTTACGAGAGGCCGAGACCGCTATAGGTAGAATGAACTACCTGAGGATTCTCAAGTCCTCGCCGCACCTGAACGTGTACTCAAATCGACCTCACCTGGCAGCTCCGCGCTTCCATGAGGTATACGGTACCTATTTAGTCGGAAAGACGTTAGGCCAAACAGAAGAAAGCTTTGCCCATAAAGTGAGGGACCAAGAGGGACCTGACATAGGCTGCTTAACCGATGGTATTGCACTAGCCTTCGACCATATCGGGAAGAGCCGGCAAAACACCACGGAGGACGTACACCATGACTGACGTCGTACCTTGGGACGAGGGAAATGTTGCGAAGGCTATTGACACGTACTGGCTTACAAGCCCAATGGAAATAGAGTGGCGACGCCTTCTTATCGAGGATATGAAGCAAACGGTATTTACAGAACCAAGACCTTATCCAATCCTAGAGGTAGGTTGTGGTAGTGGTCTAATCTACGAGGCGATGGAGCTAGCAGGCTTAACGACTCCAGAGCTGTACGTGGGTGGAGATGTCAGTAAGTCAATGTTGGAGCTTGCTCGGTCTAGGTACGATGCTACCTTTCAAGAGCTCGACGGGCTTAAGCTACCATTCGAGGACCGCTCACAGGAGAACGTGATTTGTGTTAGCGTACTACAGCACCTACCAGACTACCAACAGGCGTTACTTGAGCTATTAAGGGTTACGCGTAAGCGTCTGTACATAGCCCTGTGGATGCGTGACAGCGCTGGGGATGATATCCAGTTCGGTGGAAAGTTCTTTAACAACACATATTCGCTACGGCTTTTTAGTAAGCTAACGCAGAGTAAGCAGCCTACCATACGACACCTATACCTCTCGAACTATTCTGTGCTCTTTGTACAGAAGGAGCGAAAGTGAACTACGCGGTGGGTGGGAGAGTGCGATTACGACCAGTAGAGATTAAAGACGATGAGTACATCGTGCGGTGGCGGAATACCGACCGCTTAGCTTTTTTCGATCAGACTGTAGTCACACCTGACACCCACCGTCTTTTCGTGGAGAATCGCAAGTCTCACGATCTCGTATGGATGGTCGAAGCAGGTTCGTGGACTGTGGGAATGGTTAGTCTGACAGTCGACGTAGTCAATGCTACCGCCGAGTTTGGTAGACTGTACATCGCTCAGGGCTTTCGTAGGCAGCGACTGGGTACAGAGGCTTCTTACACCGCTCTCGCCTATGGCTTCGAGCTACTACGTCTACAATCGATCTGGCTGCTAGCCCGTTCGGACAACAAGGAGGTTCGGCGGATGTACGATAACATGGGATGGTGTGCTGAGCTAGCAAAGCTCGACGTGATTCGTATGACGTACAAGAATACGTACTGGGCTCTAGAGGGTCGTAATCGTTTTATGAGGGACTTTGGAGTAAACCTTGATCCGCATCTTGACACTATTTAATAAAGCTCAGCTCGTACTAGAGGCCATAGCTAGCGTGGAGGCACAGACTCGACGCGATTATATCCACTTTGCAAGACCAGATACTTATCGTGCGCGCGATGGCAGATATCCACCGGCAGTCTATTATAATGAGATGGCAAGAATAGCTCCGATGGAAGATTACATTAGTTGGTTATCGGATGATGATCTTTTGTTCCCTAATTACGTAGCTGATCTAGCAGGACATCTAGACGCGCATCCTGAGATCGATTGTGTATATGGTGGTAGCAAGCACGTTCTACACGAGCCACCACAGGAGGATAGACTGATACGAAACCTTCCGCAGCAGTGGCCGTTTCCATTGTTCAACGCCGAGCTTTCACCCTTTTGTCAGATCGACGGTGGACAGTTTATGATTCGACGGTCGGGCCTGGAGAAGATTCCGTATCCGTGGTATCCTGAGGACGCTGCAAGTGCGAGTGGATGTGATGCAATCTTTATGCGTAAGATCTCGCAGTACTTTCCGATGTATCCGATACCGGTCTTCGTTATGACTAATCGGGCGACTTCTGCTAGTTGCCACACTGTGGCAGTTCGTGGACATCTAGAGAAGGGCGTTGGATGGAAACCTTATGGGTGATGTAACGGCTGTAATAGTCAATCTGAATACGGTTGAGCTTACAAAGATAGCAGTAGAGAGCTTAGTTCGAGCCTATCCAGATATAGCTCTTATCTTGATAGACAACGGCTCAGTAGATGGCACGACGCAGTACCTACAAGAGCATTGCTCAGATAGAGAGAAGTCTAGAGCACTTTTCTTGCATCACAACATTGGACATGGACCTGCCTTGCATCTAGCTACGAACATGATTGGTACACCGTATTTCTTTACGATGGATTCTGACTGTGAGGTTCGTGCACCTGGCTTTCTAGAGTCTATGATACAGTACTTCGATGACGGGTCAGTGTACGCTGTAGGGGACCTACTATACGTTCGATCAGAGGATGCAGAGGATCCTTCGAGAGAGTTTAGAAGCTGGCCTACGTACGTTCCATACATATCACCCCACGCTGGTTTATATCGAATGAGCTTTTACAGGACAACCTATCCGTTCATGCACCATGGAGCTCCACTACTGTGGAACATGATAGGAGCACGATCACGCGGCTGGATGTGTATAAGCTTTCCGATACAGGAGTACGTAGCTCACCTAAGAGCCGGTACACGTAAATTATACGACGCTAGCCAACGAGAGTGGAATATTGTAGCTGGACGACTTCCGGTAGGATGGTAATAATGTTCAATCACGATGCAGTCTTTCACTCAACTTATCGAGGAGTACCGATAGTTAAGCTTCCGCTAGACCTGTGGGTCTACCAGGAACTAATGTCGAGACTAGGAAATGTTCGCTGCGTCGTGGAGATTGGAACCTTTCAAGGCGGTAGTGCACTAGCTCTATACGATATGATGTGTGCGATCAATCAGTGCGAGGATAATCTAGTTGTTACGATTGACGTTAAGGCAGATGTCCATAGTGATCTTGTCCTACACAACCCACACATTATTCGCTTAGTAGGTAATGCTGCCTACCCCAGCACAGTAGTGAAGACATTCGAAGAGTGCGCAGCTTACGCCGACGAGGTTATGGTTATAGATGATGGTAGTCATTTACGCGACGAGGTACTAGCCGCCTTATGCCAGTATCGTGTATTAGTAGCTGTGGGTGGATACTATATCGTCGAGGATACGATCTGTCATCATGGTATGGAGGTAGGACCTATTCCTGGTCCCTACGAGGCAGTTCAAGAGTTTCTACGTACCAACGACGACTTTGTAGTCGACGCCACCTGTGAGAAGTTTGGACTGACCTATAATCCGTCAGGGTTCCTGAGGAGGGTTCGATGATTCCACTGCTCCGACCGTCTTGTACCGATGCTGAGATTGAGGCAGTTACGAAGGTAATGCGCTCTGGTTGGTGGGGTATGGGAAAGGTCTGCGAAGAGGTTGAGGCTTTCCTAAGTAACTACTACGACTACGCGCACTGTGTAACGACCAATAGTGCCACAGCGGCGTTACATTTAGCCTTACTGTCACACAACATAGGTCCAGGAGACGAGGTTATCGTTCCGGCCTTAACCTTTATCAGTACTGCTCTAGCTGTAAGCTACGTTGGAGCCACACCGGTGTTCGCAGATATTGATCCTAGGACCTTATGTATTGATATGGCTGATGTCGAGCGTAGAATAACTCGACATACCAAGGCCATTATTGCGGTGGACTATGCAGGATATCCAGCGCTGGTCGAGAGACCAGAATATCCATTTCCGACTATTCAGGACGCGGCACACTCCTGTGGAGGAGTAGGTTACGGTGATGATATTTGCTTGAGCTTTCATCCAGTTAAGAACATAGCTACCGGTGATGGTGGAGCGATTATAACTAACGGCGAAGTGCGAGCTAATCGACTTCGAGCTTTACGTTGGTGCGGCATCGATAAAAGTACTTGGGAACGTACTACTACTCGGTACGGTTGGGATTATGATATCAACGAGATGGGATTTAAGTGTCACTGGAATGACATACAGGCGGCCATTGGGCTGGTTCAGCTACACAGAATGCCAGAGCTTCTAGCTCGTCGGCGAGCAATTGCTAAGATGTACGATGAGGGTTTGTTGGGTCTTTGTCAGTTACCGTTAGACCATCCGAAGCATACGTATCATTTGTATCCGATCAGGGTAGACGCAAGAAAGAGGAATCGAACTATTCAGCACCTTCTGTCGAAGGGGATCAGCGCTGGAGTGCATTATAAGGCTCTTACGGAATATCCGATGTACCACCAAGCCACCCCACCCGTTACGGATTATACGTGGCATCGACTAATAAGCTTACCGATCTTCTTCGATATGACGGACGAGCAGGTTAATCTAGTTATCACGACTCTAAGGGAGGTCCTTGATGGCTGACATAGATACCCTGAGGGAACGTATTCCTTGGCTATTTGGGCTTGGAGGCGAGCTTCTACTCATCGCCGATAAGCCTGGACGTAACTCCCTAACCGCTTCCTTAGCGAAAGAGGGCTATCGAGTTACACTTCTGGAGCCGAGACGTAACTTTGCTCGGGGAGCGGAGCGTAGTAAGGCGTTTACTAGGATTCTACAGGGGCTTCCTTACGATATTGCCGCTATAGCATCTATGCAAGGCCTGCAGTGGGATATAGTATTATGGTACCATCGAATGGATGTAGTCTCGTATGAGGAGTTTGTGCGTAGCCTATCGCAGCTCCAGCTCGTTACTAGAAAGGTAGTCGTGGTAGGAGATCCACACCATACACGTTTCGCTAAAGATCTAGGATTGCACGACTTTCATCTCGTAGGTGATCTAGGTATATGGTATGGAGGACAGTGGCCTTTACCAAGGCCGGCTGGGGTGGTGTCTGAGGTGGTACCTGAGGTAGCACCTGTGGTACAAACTCCCGAGCTTGTTCCATCCCTTGCAGAACTAGGTCAGGTTACGGCGATTGTGGTTGGCTTTAACACGAAGGCTTTGACCAGGAACGCAGTAGCCACGCTGAGGCAGGCCTATCCTAAGTTGTCTGTAATTCTGTTGGATAACGCGTCGTCTGACGGATCTACACCAGATGTGGCACGACTAGCTACAAGTTATAACGTACAACCTGTACTAAACGGCACGAATATCGGCCACGGGCCCGCATTAGACCAGGGTATTCGGATGTGCAATACGCCCTACATTCTACTTTTGGACTCTGATTGTGTCGTGCATAAAGCAGGCTTTATCGAGGCTATGCTAGCTCGATTCGCGGAGGATTCTAAGTTGTATGCGGTGGGCTGGTTGCGCACTGTAGATCGCTATTCCGGGGTACCTTTGGAGTGGCACGTAGTACAACCGTCTTCAGCTCAATTCTGCCAATACGTGCACCCCAGCTGTGCCCTAATTGACCGAGCGAAGTACTTAGGTCTCCCATCGGCCTTTCATCACGGAGCTCCTATGCTACAGAATATGCGAGGAGCGGTGGATGCGGGCTATACCTTGGAAGACTTTCCTGTTGGCGAGTTCGTTGAACATCTAGTCGCAGGTACGCGAAGGATCTATCAGGGAAAATGGAACCCCCTAACGAACGAGGCTCGTGGTACGTGGCGAGCTACTGATAAGCTACCGATCTAGATCTTCTGGAGGGCTGCTCAAAACTGGAGAAGAGGAGGATTTATGAGTTTGAAGGTCTTTATGCATCCTGAGCCAGATACGAAGCCTGAGGCCATAGGTAACGGAATACAAATGGTCGTCCAGGCGATGTATAAGCATTTACCTACTATGGACATTGAGCTGGTGTCGTCACTAGACCATGCCGACCTTTTCGCGTCACACGTAGACTCGCCCTTTAGAGTGCCAGACGTACTACACACACATGGACTCTATCCCACAGGTGAGATGGAGATGGGCGGGTGGGCTTTTGAAGTTAATGCCAGGGTTATCACGAACGCTAGACAGGCTCTGGCCGTAACGGCGCCTTCAACGTTCGTGGCGGATATTTTTGCTCGTAATCTAGGCTTTAGACCAAAGGTAATAGGTCACGGAATCGAGCCAGGCGAATGGCCTGAGCCTTCTCGACGTAACGAGCTGACAGTTCTATTCAATAAGAACCGCGCAGGGGACGTATGCTCAGCTGAACCTGTTGAGCGTCTAGCACAGCTACGCCCGAACGTAAAGTTCATGTCGACGTTCGGTACTAAGCGTCGTAACCTTGAAATCACAGGTGCAATGCCACATCCTGCAATGAAAGAGTTGTTATACAAGTGCGGGATATATTATGCGCCAACCAAGGAGACCTACGGTATCGGCATTCTAGAGGCCATGGCTGCGGGAATGCCTGTACTAACGTGGGACTGGGGCAACAATCCTGAGTTAGTACGACATATGGTCGATGGATACATCGTCGAGCCCTACGACTATACTGGTACCGCTAAAGGCCTTGACTGGTGTATTGAGCACTTCAGCGAGCTTACGGGGCATGCTCGAGTACAAGCCTTAACACACTCTTGGGAGGGACCGATAGCTTCATACGCTGCCCTTTATCGACAAGCGTATGCTCGCAAGCTTGCTAAGGGCCCGTTAGTATCAGTTGTGATTCCTTGTTACAATTATGGTAAGTACGTAGCCGAAGCCATACAGTCCGTGAAAGATCAGACCCTTACAGATTGGGAGTGCATCGTAGTAGACGATGGCTCAACTGACGACTCTTTTGAAGTAGCCAAGAAGGCCACGCAGGACGATCCTAGGTTCACAGTAATAACGCAGTTGAATGCAAAGGTAGCAAATACACGCAATCGTGGGGCCACTCGTGCTCAAGGTAAGTACCTGTGCTTCCTGGACGCCGACGACTATATGCTACCAAGGTGCTTAGAGATCCTAACAGCCGCCTTACTTAAGGACCGAACCGCTGGTATTGCCTATGGTAGGCTCAAGGAGCTCACAGATAAGGGACTAGAGGCTGGCGTCTCAAGCTGGCCTAACGACTTTAACATGACGCAGCAGCTCGCTCAACGGAATCAAGTACCGTCGTGCTGCTTGATTGAGACTAGAGCGTTCTTTCGAGCTGGTGGCTTTCGTTCTCACACTATACCAGCAGAGGATGCCGAGCTGTGGACTAGAATTCCTCTTCTAGGCTTTAACGTGATCAAGGCTACTGACGAGGCTACGTATGTTTATCGAAAGCATGGTACAAACGCTACACTAGTTCATCCAGGGATGCCTCCATGGACGGCTTGGCTTCCTGCAGCTCATAAGGGAGTTCAGCCTATTGCTAGTGTGGCTCCAGCTGCGAAGCAATCGCACCCCGTGTTCAACTACGACAGACCTTTAGTAAGCTTCGTCACACCTGTGGGACCTGGACACGAGGCTCTTGTAGGTGATGCAATTGAGTCGGTTTGCGCACAGATAGACCCTAGGTGGGAGCATATCATTATCGACGACACAGAGGGAGGTAGTCTACAGGAGTATGGCGTTATTCCATATGCTATGAGATATCCTCACCTTAAGTGGCTACGTAGTTCAAAGCTTCACAATGTTAGTGCGGCACGTAACGCTGGTGCTAGGATGGCTAGAGGTAGGTTCCTGTGCTTCCTAGACGCTGACGACATGTTATTCAAGGAGTTCGTACGCGATACTCTACCAATGACTATGGAGCGAGCTAAGCCTCTAGTTTACACCGACTGGATTGAGCTTCCTGAGGGTACAGTACACCAGGCGGAGAACTGGGATCCAAAGGCGCTTCAGCAACGATCTATAATGGCTGTAACCTTTCTGCACGAGAAGAGCGCCTTTACGCTCGTAGGTGGGTTCGACGAGTCCTTGGACATGTGGGAGGACTGGGATTACACAGTACGGCTTTCCTTCCTAGGCTATCAAGGTATACACGTACCCAAGCCTTTGTTCAGCTATAGCTACAATACTGGGAAGAGGCGAGAGGAAAGTCTGGAGAAGGCCAAGCAAGTAGTTAAGAGCGACGCTCGAACACCTGTGGAGACTCAGGTACCAGCACAAGTTATAGCACCACCGCCTGTGGAGGATCCTCGATTCGCTATACATAAGGCGATACGACCACCTGCGGTTCCTCGGGCACAGGTGCAAGAGAACATGACGATTATCCAGCCTAGGTTGACTCGGCCTGGGCAAGCTAATAACGTAGGAGTACGGTATATTGGAACAGTAGCAGACACTAGGCTCTATCGAGCTCCGAGTGGGAGGAGATATCGATTCGGTTCCGGTGTACACCAGGTACAGATGGTAATGGCCGAGGATGTTGCGCATTTTAAGGCTATGTCTGGCCTATTCGAACTTGTATCATAGGAGGGCGCTATGCCGTGTCGCAATTGCCGTCAGAAGGCACAAGCTAAGTTCTATGCAGGAGTGAAAATCAAACGGCTCGTCAACGAGCCTAACACGGATCCCGCTTCCGAGGATGAGTTCGTTGTGGAGTTTCTTGGATCTGGAACCAACGAAGTGAAGTACCGTGGACCAACTGGTAAAGCATATCGCTTTGCTGCTGGTTCGAGCGCTGTGCAGAAGATATGTGAGACCGATGCGCTCTTCTTTAATCAGCTGTCCATGTTTAGGGTGCATGCGGCATAACAGGAGTTCGAAATGGGAATCGCAAGCACTGAAACTCTGTTGAGTCTGGACCAGTACGCGGAAATAATGGGCATCCCGCCCTCACATTTTAACCAAGCTGTCTGCGTCGATTATCCTGATGTCGACAGCTGCCATAGCATATGGTACCAGTATAGTTGGATGAGCCCGGGCAAAGCTTCAAGGGAGGAGCTAGCTCGAGCAATTGCACAGGCTGAGACCATGATTGCTCAGCTAATGGGTGTGTGGCCTGCACCTAAGTGGCTTACAGAGGACACGCAGCCCTATCCACGGCAGCGAATGCACCAGAATAGCTTCGTAGAGTACTATCCTGCAATGTCCACAGGGCGACGTAAGACTGTTGGAACACGATGGACTCATTTCATCGCAGGCGGACGTCGAGCAGTGGCTTCTATCGCAGCAGGTGTGACTGTAACTTATCCAGCTGCACCACATCTAGGTAGCGGTACGGCCTCGATATCAGTCGCTTATGTAGGTACTGCAACGGCTAACGAGATTGCAGTCTTTTCCTCTACGAACACGTCGCCTAATAAGCAGATCAGGCATCTTGAGGTCACTATAGCTAGTGGAGTACTTACGATTCGTGGACGATCAGCACAGTTTCTCTTGCCAACTCTGTGGGAGGATGAAGCTCTTATCGACGGTGACGACCTTACACAGTACCTAACGACCGTGAACATCTATAGGGTGTACAACAGTGCAATCGATAACGCTGAAGCTCCTGTCGAGTTTGGCTGGCAAGCAGCCGACGCCATCGACTTACTCAAGGGCTATGGTACCTTGCAGGTCTGGGATGCTCGAGTAGGTATCGTATCACCTATACCTGCAGTGTGGAACGCTACTACGCTCGAGTGGGATGCAAAAGTGTTCTGTCCTGGAGATGAGCCGCATACAATGCAGCTGTTTTACAAAGCTGGTTGGACTCTTGATCCTCAAGGCCGAATGTCGGAGCCTGTGGCGCGAGCAGTTGCAGCGTTAGCCACAGCACTCTTATCGGCTCCGGTGTGCGGATGTAGTCAGGCCGAGAAAATGTCCATATGGTGGCAAAGTTATCCCAGTAAGGACGAGCCGACGAGTTATCGGCAGATAGAGTGTCCGTGGGGTGCCCGACGTGGTGCTTACGAGGCTTATAGAGTACTAAGCACGTTTTGGGGAAGTGCGGGAAGTATTGGTCTTTAGTTAAGTTGGTTCTTAGTTAAGAAGGAGCAATTGAAATGGATCAACAGACGGGCTTCGGGCGCGTTTTTATACAGGAAAACGGCGCAAATCCAGGTAACCCCTATTCCTATCAAGGATGCGGGAAGCTTGGAGGCTTTACTGAACCTCAGGGAGGGATCACAGCAATTAAATGTCCTTCCGCAAGTCAGTACGATGAGTTTGAAGTTGTAGGCAGTGTAAGAGGCGAAGCGGGTCTACCTACCACCTCGCTGATTATTCGCCTTCAACCTCGACTCCGCATGTTACGTATGAAGTGTGCATTTGACATTCAGGCCCACTACGGCGAATGCACCAGTCCATCAGATTTCCACAAGTGGACTCAGATCGTCGCTTTTGAGCAAGCACGATTTACTCAGAAGAGTAGTGGCGAGCTGACAGCTATGGAAGAGACGGAACGCGCCACTGTCCTAGTCACAGGGGACATCACGGCCCAGAGGATCTGGTACGTCGAAACCATGACTCTGGCCGAGGTTGCACCGACAGAAGTAACCGACGAGGTCGTTGGTGTAGCCATGGATCCCCGTGTGATGTGCGGCACCTGTGGTGTTCCATCCGATGGGACACAACGGATGTTCGCAGTTGTGAAATCTCCGACAGCGACGTCCCCGGGTCTACCAGCAGAACTACTGGTATCTGAGGACGGCGGAGGTACTTGGACTCAGTACGTTATCAATACGCTTGGTCCTAGCGATGACCCATCGGGTATCGCGATCGTGGGTAACAACGTGGTGATCGTCTCGAACGACACAGGTAGTCTCCACTACGCCGATATGGATGATCTATCGACCTGGACTGAAGTGACCGTAGGATTCGACGTCCTAGGGCCTCCGAATGCAATTTTCGCCTTGAATACCACGGCAGTGTGGATCGTAGGCGACAGCGGCTTTGTCTACTTCACCGAAGACATTACGTCAGGTGTGACAGTGCAAAGCACTGGTGGTGCGGCTGGTAATCAGGACTTATACGATGTACACGCAATGAGTGTGAACGTGGTCATTGCCTGTGGCGCCGCTAGTACGGTGATCTATTCAACCAATGGTGGAACTACTTGGGCCGCTGTTGGTGGAACCGGCTTACCGGTGGCTGTATCCTTTAGAGCTTGCTGGGCCCGCACGACTGTCTGCTGGCTAGTAGGTGGTGCTAATGGACGCCTCTACTATACTAAGGACGCTGGACTGACGTGGACTGAGAGTAGCTTCCCAGGAAGCGGTGCAGGAGCGGTATACGACATCGTGTTCTGCTTGCATCCTTCAAGCCCATTTGGATTTATGGCTCATACACCGGTTGCAGGACGAGGTAGGATCTTGCGCACTTTGGACGGTGGTAATACTTGGCACCTGCTTCCTGATGGTGGCGGTCTTACTCCCGACAACGATCGTATCGTGTGCCTGGCAGCGTGTGGAGATCCTAACATAGTCTTAGCCGGAGGCCTTGGCGCTAACGGTGTGGACGGGATTCTCATAGTCGGGTCCTGACCTGAAATTGAATAGGAGATCGTGAAGCGTTGATTTAACATACTAGGTAGCCTGGTCGGTCCAGAATGAGCCCTCCTCCGACTGGGCTACCTAAACCTACTGGAAGGAAGGAGAAGGGCATGACAGACAATATCGATTCGATGGTAGAGAAGGTCCTTAGTGAGACCTCTGGTCCTGAGGAAGATTTCCGGATATTGCATCTAAGTAATGGAGCCACCGTCAAGCTGACTCCCCCACCTACGATGGCCATTCAGTCATTTAGACAAGCGCATACCAAGCCACGGCCGCCTATGGTTACAATTACACAGGATGGCCGAACTTGGGATGAAGCAAATCCAAATGACCCGTCGTACAAAGAGTCCGTAGACGACTACAATCTCGAGTCAGGCGAGGCTATGATTCGACTAATGTTATGGTCGTCTTGTGAAATCCAGCAACTACCTCGAGGAGTTAAGCTCTACGAAGAGGACCTTGACTGGGCTGATGAGATCTCGGAGCTTTTGGGAGTCGAAGTACCAACTAGTCCTAGACTACGTAAGGTCGCCTGGTTACGCTATCGAATCTTTGCAGCTCCTAAAGATTTCGAGAAGATGCAAGACGTCTTAGCTCAGCTATCGGGTACGCCGGAGGAGGCTATTAAGGCAGCCCAGGCTACCTTTCGCCGCTGAGCTAGACGAGATACCTGTTCGTGAGTGGATTGGGACTTCTGGAGGGTTATCCTACAGCTCGGACTTTGAGGCGAGAGAGGCTGCTAGGTTCGTGGGTAGACCGTACGCTCATGCCGATGTAGCTTTTGTAGACCTTCCCTTAGTCGAGCGTGCAAGTATCATAGCACACTATAGAACTCATAACGACATTGAGTCGGCTGTGGTTAAGAGGGCGGAGAAAAAGTAGGCAGCGATGGCTAAGCAATTCATGCAGATTGGCGTCGATCTTAGCGTACGTAACTTTGCGCAGGCTCAGTCACAGTTCAGTCGAGCTGAGAGCATGGTTAAGGCGCTAGGTGACACCACAGGCACTATAGCCACTGAGTCCCAGCGAATGACTCGTGCTCTAGGTGCTGCAGGTATCGCCTTGGGCATCGTTGGGGCGGCTGCTCTTGGGGCCGTAATACCTATGGACCAGCTAGCAGACACGCTGGAGCGCACCACGTTTATGGGTAATCGCGTTGCTGCCTCCATGGGTATAACTACTGATGCTATGGCGATTGAACGAGAGGAGCTTAATAAGCTAGATGTCGCTCGAGGCATTAGCTATGGCGTCATGAACAGCATGATCCTTCAGGGCGTCGACTACGCTAGAGCTAGTGATCTAGTCACAACTGCTATGGACCTAGCCGCGTTCAGTGGTATAAAAGTCACACAGGTCATCAACGATCTTACTACAGCTGTAGACAACGCGAGTACAAGAACGCTGCGACAGTACAGAATTACAGCCAGTGCTGAAGTAGTCTTTGCATCCTATGCACGCGCTCATGGACTAGTAGCAACCGCACTAACTGAGGTTGAAAAGCGCCAGGCCGTCTTAAACTACATCCTAACAGTTGGTACGAGAGTTGCTGGAGACTACAACGCTTCTCTACGGACCTCGGATGGCATTACAATGCGTCTAGGTCTACGGTTGCAGCGTCTAGGCGAAATTATAGGTGCGAGCGTTAGCCCGATTATCGATAGCGTCATTAAGGCGCTTACTAAGCTCGTAGAGACCTTTATAGCTCTACCTCCAGCTATTCAGGATACCATAGGAAAGATGCTTCTCCTCGTAGGCGTGATTGGCGTGGTATCTATGGCTTTTACGTTCATGCTACCTGCTCTGAAAGTTGTTATAACCGCTTTTGGTGCTCTACCCGCTCTAATATCTAATACAACTGTAGCTATGGCGGCGGCTACAACTGCTGGTGCGAAGTGGGGCGTCTTTATAGCCGGTATGGGTACTCAGCTAGCCAGGCTAAAAGCATTGCTTATAGCTGTTGGTCCTTGGATAATAGCTATTGGTTCAGTTGTCCTTGGAGTCGCTGCAATTGTTAGCATGTATACTACCTCCGCTAAAGCAACCGACGCGTTCAACGCTGCCTTGGATAGGTCTGACAAGCTTACTAAGACTTTCACAAAGGATCTAGGAGCTGCGGCGGACGCTGCAGAGACCGATCTAAAGCGCGCCTTGGAGGGAGTAACCGACGCTCTGTTCGAGCTCGACAACCAGTTGCACGCTCTAGATGCAGCCCTGTGGCCCTTCGAGGACGCTCTGACCCGAATTAAGGCACAGTCAGACCTTATCATTATTCCCCTTGAGCGTCAACAACGAGTTCTTGAGCGTCAGCTTGATGCGGTCAACAAGATGGCGGATGCTCTAGATAGGGCCTTGCAGCCTTATGAGGACGCTCTTACTCGGGTGGAAGCTAAAGCAAATCTTATTACTATTCCCCTTCTTCGTCAGCAGCGAATCCTTCAGCAGCTGGTCGACACAATAACTAGACAGCTTAGCGAGCTGGATAAAGCCCTGTGGCCCTTCGAAGACGAGCTTACTCGAGTTCGGGCAGCAGCGGATCTCATTACTATTCCTCTGCAGCGACAGGAGCGAATTCTTCAGCGGCAGGTTGACGCGATTAGAAGGGTGGAAGAGGCTGAGCAGCGACGAGCTGAAGCTGCTATTAAGGCTCTACAAGACCAAGCAGACCTTATGCAGCTGATCATCGACGCCGACAGGGAGCGGCTCGAAGTTATTGATCATGAGATCTTCATGGAGAAGATACGTAACCAGATTTTGGGTCGAGTTGCCTCAGCTAAACTTATTACAATGAAGTCCTCGTCGAGAGTCCTTACGGATCAAGTCGATCAAGAGGAGTTAGCTCTTAAGAAGACCCAGGACCTCGTGACAGCTGAACAAAAGCGCTGGGACGAGCGGCAAGCGGCACTTGAGGCTCAGCAGCAAGTTATTCAAGATCAAATCGACCAGCTACGAGAGATGATACAGCTAGAGCTCGATAAGGTCACTTATGCACAAGAAGAACTAACTCTACGACAAGCCATACAAGTAGAAGCTCGGCTAGCTCTTCTTGAACAACAGCGACTCCTTCAGTACCAGATAGATCAGCTACAGGTAATAATACAGCTGGAAGCCGATAAGGTCACCTACGCCCAAGAGGAGCTAGCTCTACAACAAGCGATGCAGGTGGAGGCTCGACTAGCTGTCCTTGCTCAACAGCAGCTTCTTCAAGACCAGATCGACCGGTTAAAAGAGACGATCCAGCTGCAGAAAGATAAGATAACTTACGTAGAAGAGGAGCTGGCGCTACGACAGGCCGCACAGGTCGAGGAGCGACTAGCTATCCTGGCACAGCGACGTTACTGGGAAGAAGAGCAGCGACAGCTCAAGCACGCTCTTGAGCTCGTTGAGCGAGTTAAGGCAGCTGCAGCCGAGACTGCGGCTATAGCAGCCGAGATTACACCGGCGCTCGAGCTACCCGAGCCACCCATTAGCGAGGCTGGTACAATTAAGCTACCCTGGTACGCGGAAACCCTAGCTCAAATCGTAAGCTGGACGAAGTTTGCCATATATGATATCAAGCAGCTCTTTCAGGGCAAAGGGCTTATCAAGGACTGGCTTGTACAGGCTAGTCAGGATATCATTGACTGGGTAGTGACGAGCTCGCAGGACATCCGAAACTGGGGCTACAAGGTCCACGTTCTCATTAGCGACGCGACGTGGAAGGTCATTGACGCCATCAAGAACTGGACTACGCAGGCTGGCACAGATATCAAGAACTGGGTTACTCAAGCTGGCATAGATATTAAGAACTGGGGTATCCAGGCTGGTATCGACATCAAGAACTGGACTGTGCAGGCAGGTAAGGATATTGCTAGCTGGGCTACTACAGCCGCGGCAGACATCAGTAACTTCTGTAGCGTCGTTCTTACTACCCTCACCACCTGGATCTCCGAGACCGCTACTACAGTGTGGAACGATGCTAAGAGTATTGGATCGAGCATAATCAACGGGATTCGTAAGGGTATTGAGGACGCTTGGACTGCTATCACAATTGGAGTAGGAAAACTACCAGGGTTACTTATCGACAAGATTAAGAAAGCCATTGGCTGGGGATCCCCTGCAAGGAAGTTCGTCCCAATTGGCGCTTCGATAGCTGATGGAATTGCTCTAGGGTTCCAGAACAGGCTGCTAGCGTGGACGCGTAAGATGGGTCCGCAGATGCAAATGGTAGTGTCAGGATTTGATCGACAAGTAAATGCTACTATACCTGTGGGAGGCTCGAACGTCTACAACTACTATGGTAACACCGACTCGGGGCCACGTATTAACGTTGAGGCACAGTACTCTAGGCCGCAATCCACAGCAACTATTAGAGACGACATCGGCCTCTTAATGGCTGTAACGCGTCCGTAGGAGGCAAGTTGATCACCGAACGTTTCCAAATTGTCACCGCTGGCGGTCGTACGTTGAACCTCCTATATCCGACTGCGCTACAGTCCATAAGTGGCATTAGCTTACCAGGTACTCGGGACCGTGTGGCCCGTAGCCCGTTCCAGGATGGCGATACTTACCTCGGAGCTCTGGTCGAGCCTAGAGTACTAAACATTGCTATTGCTATTAAAGGCTGTACGCGTGGAGATCTTGGCGTTCTACGACGTCAGCTATCAACCACGCTTAACCCTCGCTCAGCCCCTTTACAGCTGCGGGCCTTCTTAGAAGACGACACTAGGTTCAGGCTGAAGGGTCTATCTTGTCAAGGACCTATCGAGGGAAATATAGTTTATTCGGGTGATGCTCTAGCACAGACTATAGGAGTTCGGCTAGTTGCGCACGATGCGATCTGGTATAGCGACGCAGTGCATGCCTCGATACTCACTTCGACAATAAAGTTAGCTTTAGTGTTTCCTGTGACCTTTGGAACCGGTGGTGACGTTATCTTTGGGGCGGCTTTCGTGTCGTCGCTACCTGTGGATGCACAGACGTTAGGGGATTGGGACGCAGCGCCCATTATTACTCTTCCCGGTCCTATGGCTAGTGTGAGAATTACGAATACTACGACCAATGAAGAGATCAAGCTTAACTACAATATCGCTGTAGGCGAGGTAGTTTACATAGACACAACGCCGGGGGCTAAAGATATCTACAACAATTCAGGTACCAAACTAGTTCAGTATCTTGCCGATGGAGACTTCACGTCGTTTCACTTGGAGCCCGATTCTAATATTGCTCCAGGCGGGCACAACTGGATTACCATACGAGGTACCACCACAGGTGCAGCACCAATTGTAACGATTAGTTGGTATGACCGCTACACAGGGATCTAGGAGGCTATAATGACTGAAATGTCGTACCCGTGGGATGGAGTGGACTTGGGTGACGCAGCCACTTATGCACCTTACTTTGCTGAGGATTGGCACCAAATGTATTCAGACATGCTCGCGATGGACGGCTCTTATGGCGTTTTTATGCGTGCGGGCAACGCCCTTGAAGCTACCCTCACTGTGAATGACACTCCTTGCATCGTCGACACGGGCTCGGCGCTTGTTGCCGGCCAGTTCTATCGTAACACAGCGGCTGTGTCTCTCACGATCCTACGAGAAGTGGCACTTACAAGGTACGACCGCGTCGTAGTACGGCGTACGTGGGCAACGAAGCTTTCTAGGCTAACGTTAGTAGCAGGTGTTCCAGGTGCTGGTGTACCTGTGGCCTTGGAAACGACACTCAACGTACTGTATGACATTCCTATAGCTATCATCCAGGTCCCCGCAGCTGGTAATATGATTATCACCGATGACCGTGTGTATCGAGGCTTCCCCGATGTATCCGATCGTCAAGGTGGTAGTGCCACAGCCTGGAACACTGCTGGTACTACGACACGAAAGACCGGTGCAGTTCGTATACAGTGTGGAGAGATAACATGCGCTGCAGGTGGCTCTTTCGGCGTGACGTTTCCTGTGCCGTTCGCACAGATTCCTTTAGTGTTTCTGACCACAGATGGAAACGTCTGGAATACCGCATGGATTGGTAGCTGTACTGTGAACGGCTGTACTGGTGGTATCCTTGAGCACACCCTAGCAGGATTTTTCCACGCTAGCGCGAATGCCAAGACCGTAGCCTGGCTTGCAATAGGTCAGGAATAGGAGGGAGGCATAATGACAGAGCGATCATGGCCTTGGGACGACACCTTTGCAGGCGACGCTCTTGCTATGGCTCCATATCTGGCCGACGACTGGACCATAATGCTCGATGATATACTAGGCCGTGGAGGCTCCTATGGAGTATTCCTAGGTGCAGGTAACGGTCTAGTTGTTACGACTAGTCCTGGAAATACCTCTCCGTGTATCATCGACACAGGTGCGGCATTCGTAGCAGGCCAGTACTATCGTAATACAGCTCCTGTGAGTATTGCAATTCCCTACGCGTATACCGCCATAAGATACGATCGCATCGTGGTACGACGTACCTGGAGTACTAAGCAGGCTCGTCTAACTCGACTTCCTGGAATAGAGGGAGCGGGGGTTCCTGCTTTAGTACAAGATTGGGGTAACATATACGACGTGCCAGTAGCTATTATAACGGCTATGAATCTTTATCTCGGGGGAGGTGTTAACTCCACGTACGCTACAGATGATAGAAAAGATCGAGGCTGGCCTGATCTCATACATCGGCAAGGAGGCGATCCAACTGATTGGAACGTAGCCGGGACGACTAACTATAGAGTGCTCAAGACTCGTATCCAGTGCGGGAACAAAATATGCGTTTGGGCTAACGGTCTGTTCACTGTGACCTTTCCTACGCCTTTCTCAGCTGTACCACTGGTATTCCTAACTACAGACTGCGGTACGAGTATAACAGCTTACATCGACACCTGTACCGCTAACGGCTTTACTGGCGGGTTTGTGTGGCACTTTTCAAACCCCGTGACTCCGCACGCTATAGGAGCAGGCTATAATACGACTAGTTGGCTTGCTATAGGACCAGAGTAAAATGGTACTAGGACCGCTTCAAGCTGCATACCAAGTGTGGCTTCTCGATCATTCAGGCAACAGGATACAGCTGCTCGAGAATTTCGAGAAACTTGAGTTCATTCTTGCTGTAAATAGCGAGGGTGCACCAGGCTGGGGCAGCTATCGAATAGAAGGGGAGGTTACTAAGCTACCTTATGCCGACTTTCTATTAGATCGGATTGTAAGTATTCAACGCAAAGCTCCAGGTATGGCCTGGCGTACCGAATTCGAAGGTCTCCACAGACGGCCTGAATTCTGGTACGACGAAAAGGATACCGAGTGGTACAGATCTTCAGGCACTGATCTGAAGGCCCTGATGAAGCGTCGCATCGTTATACCGGCTACAGGCCAAGCCTTCTTGACTTACACAGGACCGTTCACTGACGCCATGCGAAATCTTGTACGTACCCAAGCGAGCTTGTTGGCACCTGTGGCACGCCGACAGTGGCACGTGATGGTCGAGAACGACACTGGAGAGGGAGCTATCGTTACCTACAGTGTTCGAGACGATCAACTGTCGACTGACCTAGAGGAGTTAACAGGTCTAGGAGCCTCGTTCGACGTTGAGCGCGTAGATGACTACTACTGGTTCAGAGTGTACTACCCTAGAAAGGGAAAGGATCGTAGAGTTGATAATCCTGACGGCAACGTACCTGTGGTCTTCTCGATCGTTAACGGGAACATGCAGGAACCCTCCTTTGTCGACGATCGTCTAGGCGAGGTCAACGTTGTGTACGTGGCAGGAGAAGGTGCTGGTGCCCTAAGGGAGATTGTTGAGCGTAGCAGCCTGTGGGTGGCCGAACTTGACTCGCCGTGGAATAGAATCGAGGGCTTTCTCGATCAAAGCTCGCAGACTAATACGGCGGTCTTAAACGCCTTAGGTGATGCCTACTTGATCGAGAATCGGGAGCAGATTACTTTTAGCTGTAAGGCTGTACCAACTGTTCTATGCCTATATGGAAGGGACTGGGATGCCGGCGATCTCGTAACAGGGATTTACAGAGGCGTCTCATACGATCTTGGTATTGACCAAGTGCAGGTCACTCTCGACGTTCCCCAAGGCGAGGTTATTATTCCGACATTTCGATGGATACCAGGAGTACTACTCCCATGACGCCGAATACTAGTGAGACTCTCCTTCAAGTACTTAAAGCCGATAGAGCACGTATTAGAGCTCTAGAGTCTCGTAATACGTCACTAGCTCTTCTACTGAACGACTCGGGTGTGGCACTAGTACATGGAGATATTGTCATTCTGAGCGACACTGTAAATGAGGCTGTGGAGATCTGTGTTGGACCGATTCCCTGGATTATTGGAGGAGGAGGAGGAGGAGGCGTAGGCTATACGGCAGGACCTGATATCGATATTACTGGCGTAACTATATCTCGCGAAGGTACAGATGTACTGTTATTCTCAGGTTCCGCTGCTCTGTTACTAGATTATCCAGCCTTATTAGTTGGTCTACTCGCGGCGGCTGGCGCGTCTATAGCGGGCGATGTTATCGAGATGCCAGCCGGAACGATTGTTGGAGATTTCGCAGTGCCAGCCGGGGTGATGCTGCGGGGGAGAGGCTGGCAGAGCATCCTGGACGGCAGATTAACGCTTGGAGTGGGTGCAGGCGCTGAGCACCTAAAAGTATTTCAGGATGTAGACACCGCCGACGATATCATCGGTATAATTGGTCCGGCCACAGGAGAGGCTACGATTCGAGACGTTCAGGTATCACTTAACCAGGCCGGGGCGGGCAAAGCGCTGGGGCTACTCTCCAACGGGGGAACATTGCGCGCCTACGAGTGCGAGGTATGGGTTAGCGGCGCAACGGGTAGCGTCTGGGGCATTGCGGCTGTAACAGGGGGGATTGTCGAGATGAATCAAGGACAAGTAAGGGCGTGGTGGATATAGATGGGTTGGCCTAGCAAGATTTACTGCGCTACCAAGACGCTGGGCGTGTACTATACGGGCACGTTTAATGGCACCGACCAGCCCACCTGGGTGGCAGTGAATGGCGGCCTGCCAGCGACCGATGTGAGACAGTTCGCATTAGACCCGTTTACGCCAGAAACCAAGCAGTATTGTCTTTTGGAGGCATCGAGGGATTTGTACCGGCGCGACAACGGCGGCAACTGGGCGAGCGTTCTCACGAGTGCAGCGGCAATAATTTTATGTGGGGTGGAAAGAGGTTGGCTAGAACTGTTCTGCACCGACCCATCGGTGCCTGGTAGATTGTGGACGAGTTTAAATCACACATCTGCCGCCGGTGGTCACTGCGCCCTATTCGCCTTATGGTCTGATGATTATGGCGCTAACTGGTCGGCTACGGTGCAGATATATTATGAAGGATGGTACGATGTATTTGCTGGCATATCCGGCCCCCAGTCCTATGGCGATTTTGTGTGCATTGGTCACCAGATTCAGTCTGGCGCGGACGCAATTGAGGTTAGCACGGATAAAGGCGCGACATGGACGCTAGTAGGCGTACATTCATTATCGGGCAGGTTTCAGCCTCTCTCGCTCAATGCCTTGCAACCAGACCGAGTATATCATATGGATGGCTATGTAGATAACACTTGTACGGATTATCATTTAGCTAATCTCGATGTTTTTAATCGACCGGACGCTATCTGGTTTTCGGCAATAGCCGCAGGGCATCATCGCGCAATCGGGCATGGCGGCGAAATTGATGCTACGGTAGATAGTTGGGCAAATAAAACTTCGGGCGGTGCGGTCGCGCCAGTACCAGTCAGCTTTGCTCCCTGGGCAGGTGCAGATGAAGATCAGATGATTGTCGGGCTATTAATCCATGACGACCCAGGGCAACCCGATGACAACCCACACGTTATTGGCTGCCTGTATGGTGAAGCAGACGTTACGGCAACAGGGATTGCTGGTACCAATTGTGAGACAACCCCGTTTACCGATAGCATCCCAGATACGTGCGGCGGCGTAAGTATTTGGGGTGTTCAGGGAGTATTACAAGCGGCGAGCGAGGAACCTGTACCTGATGACGACGAGGTAATTGATGACCCTCCGATAACGCTTGATGGCATTGCCTACGTGCAGGCCGTAACGATGCCAGGATATACGGGCGATAACCGAGGTGAGCCGTTGCCAGGGGATCGTAGTGCCTGGAAGACCGACACTGAGCCACACGGCCAGTTACATGCTCAGGATATAACCCATGAAGAGGCAAAGTACCACCTACCCTACTGGGATGCGGCTAACGGCGAAGCGCCGATATTCAATAGTACTACAGGATTCTGGGAACCTGCCGACGTGCTCACGCCCGCTGAACACACAGCCATTGGCGACGGGGCGCCTCATCACGCGGAGGTGACGTTGGCGGCCAGTGCAGCAGTGTTGATGGATTTGGCGGGGCAAGCCATATCACTGGATGTTCAAGATGCTAAAAAGGCGTTGATGGGGCCTGTATCTGGAGCGGCGGCAGCGCCTACATTCAGGGTGTTGGCAAATACCGACCTGCCAGACCCGTTGGGCTTTGCATTGGCAGCAACACCACTCACCATCGCGGCGGGAGCAGTAACGGTTACTCGCAGTCTACATACTCTCACCAGTCAAGCTGGATTGGCCGATGACCTGGATACCATCACTGCGGCGGGTGATAGGACGTTACTTTTATTGCAGGCTACAGCAACCCATACCATCACCATCAAACACGGCACGGGGAACATATCGCTCAACGGCGCGGCGGACTTTGTATTGTCGGGGGAGAAGACATTATTATTGTTTTGGAATGGTACGAAGTGGGTTGACGTAGGAGCGGGTGGCGGAGCGCTAGCGGACCACGACCACTCAGGACATGCAGGGGATGGCGGAACATTTGACGCGGCCAATCTTACGAGTGGGGCGTCAACTGATGGACAGGTACTGACTTCGGATGGCGCAGGCGGCGCGGCATGGGAGACTCCCCCAACAGTCACGACCTATTGGGAACCCACGATTGCAGTTGTGGCTGCGGGCGACCCGCACCTTATATTCACAGGTGACGATGATATTGTTATGGTCGAGGTGCCGATATGACGCTGCCTAATTACAACTTTGTCAGTCATAGCATAACCAATCTAGGGCATAAGGCTGTACGAGTAGAAGTGCTATCGTACATCGCCACGCTGACTGATGAGGTGATTGTTGCAAACAAAGCCACGGCCATGTCTGTGACGCTTCCGGCTGCTACTGGCAGCGGCAAGCCGTTTACGATTGCCAGCATCAATATCGGGCCGGTAACGCTGGCTTGTAACGGTGCAGAGACAGTTAACGGAGATGCAACGCAGACGCTTTACCAGTGGGAGTCTATGCAGGTGGTTGATTACGCGGCTGGCGTTTGGGTTGTGGTATAGG